TCAGAAGGTTAGGGGTTCGAATCCCTTCGGGCGCACCACAGAAGGCCCGTCGCCCTCGGGCGGCTGCTCGCCTTCACCGTCGGCTAACCAACTCACTGGTACGCCACAGGCCAATGCCCAGGCATTAAGAACAATCTTCTTCGGGACGGTTCGGCCCTTTTCGCAATTGCCAATAACCGACCGGCCGACCCCCATCATTTCGGCTAATTGCCTTTGATCTAGTTGGGCTTCTTCCCGTGCGATCTGTAGGCGGTATCGCAGACGCATTGGGGGGATGTTCCCTGTTTCGTATGCAACGGTCATATGCGCATGGTATGCGCGTACGCGCACCCACGCAAGGTGGTGCAAATTGACCTAATCCGCAAACATCCCCTGATTGCTGCAAAGTCGACATAAGTTCACTAGCTGCGAAAACTTCCACAAGGGTGCTTGCGCGCACTATGCGAATATGCGCAAGATGGGCGTATGGCCGCACCCACCGCTGAGACACCTGAGCAGCCAGACGAGATCACCGTCACTAAGGCCGCGACGACCTACAACGTCTCCAAACGGACTCTCCAGGCACTCGCCGTGTCCGGCCGCATCCCCGCCCGACTCGTCGGCAAGACCTACCTGCTCGACCACCAGGCCGTCCGCCTATATGCGCAGGCACGCCAGGCCACCCGCGACCTCAACGACTACGCCCAGGCCGCCTCATGAGCACCATCGCAGCCACCGCCATGTCCCCATCGGCCGCTCGTGACCTCACCGAGCGCATCCGCACCACCATTGACCGCACCTGGGACCTCATCGCCAAGGCATACACAGACCGCGCCTGGGCAGTCCTCGGATACCCGACCTGGGACGTCTACTGCGAACGCGAGTTCGGGTCCACCTGGTTCAAGCTCCCCCGCGAGACCCGCGGCGAGGTAGTGCAGTCCCTGCGCGACCTCGGACTGTCCACACGTGCCATCGGCTCCGCAATAGGGGTCGATGACCGCACAGTCCGCCGCGACCTGTCAGGCGCGGCATCTGCCGCACCTGCGGCTGTCATGGGCACCGACGGCAAGACCTACGCGTCTACCCAGCCCGCTCGCCCTCACCTGGCCGTCGTGCCAGACCTCCCCACAACCGAAGACCACCCGGAGACCGCCCCCTTGCCCCACGGCGGGACGGCCTCCGGGCCACCACTGACCCCGTCGCTACTCATTTCCGGCGACGGGTACTCAGTCGTGCACAACGCACCCCAAGCCGACGGCGTCGAGCCACAGCTCACGTCCTTCGCCATCTGCCACTGCGGCGCCCGAGCCGACCTGTACGACAACGCCACCCAAGAGGACCGCGAGCGGTTCGACGAGTTCGGCGTCATACACGACCAATGCCCTGAGCAAGACGATCCGGAGCCCGAGACCGCGCCCGCCCCGGCGCGCCGGAAGCCGATTACAGACTCCTTCGACGACGCCACCACGGCAGTCACGAAGGCGGTGAAGCGGGTAGAGGCACTGGCGGCTGACGACCGCTTCGACAAGAACGCGGACCAACTCGCCCTACGCAAGAGCGACCTGGTCCGCGCACGGGACGCGCTGCAACGCGTCATCGAGAAGTTCCCCTCGTAACCACAACAAGGAGTTGCTTCATGTCGAATGCTATACCGCTGCACCGGCCCCCGGCCATCACGACGGACATCGAAACCATCGACGGCACGACCGCCGACGAATACCTCAAGTTCAACACCCACAACCGGCCCCTCAACGAGCGCAAGGTCATCCAGCTGGCCGCCGACATGGAGGCAGGCCGTTGGCAGATGAACGGCGAGGCAATCAAATTCGATACCGCAGGCGCCCTGCTGGACGGCCAACACCGCCTCCACGCGATCTCCCTGTGCGGTGTATCCATCGACTCGGTCGTAATCCGCAACCTGCCGCCGGAAACCCAGATCACCATGGACCAGGGCACCAAACGGTCACCCAGCGACCAACTCAACCTGTCCGGCATCACCGCCTCCAAGTCCGACGCTTCGGCCGTCAAGACGCTGATCATCTGGGAGCGCGGCTGGTTCTACACCGACCGCGCCACCGGCTCGGTCACCAGCTCTGAGATTGTCGAGTGGACCCTTGCCAACCCCGACACCTTTGAGTTGATCAGGCGCGGCACCCACTACACGCGCATCAAGGCGCGCCGCGGACTCATCATGGCCGTCTACGCAGGCATCGGACGCATCCACGGCGTGGAGGTCACCTCAGAATTCTTCCAACGCACCCTCGACGGCGTTGGCCTCGAAATCGGATCGCCAATCCTTGCACTGCGCAACAGGTTTGATCGCGTCCGCGGTGAAGGCATCAAGATGCCCGACGCCGAGGCCATCGGCTATTTCGTCGCCGCCTTCAACCACTGGCTATCCGACCACCACGTGGCCCGGTTGCAGCAGCCCAAGGGAGGCTGGAACAAGACCAACTTCCCGCAGCTCGTCGGTGCACCGGCCCAGGAAGTACTCCGGTGATCCGCGAGGTAGTCGTACCGCTTGTCTGGATGCTCCTGTTCGGCGCATTCATCGGCGCCGTCTTGATGGCCAGTGTCATGGCGGCCCGGTGATGACATGGCGCGCATCCACGAACGCCCCGAGCTGCCAATGCATCTCGTCGACATCACCGGCGACCACACCGTCGCCGAGGCCGCGCGCCTGCTATCCCTTGACCCGTCCATCAGTATCGGCCGCGACCAGCTATTCGACGCCATGGAGGACGAGGACTGGATCTTCCGCGGCCGTGACCACCGATGGATCGCCTACGCCGAAGCCGTAACGCTCGGCTACCTCGCACTCCATGACGGAGGCGAATACCAAACGCCCACAGGGCAAACCAAAGAACGACCCAAACAGATTTACCTAACCCCTAACGGGGTCGCGGAAATGCACTACCGCCTCGGCGGCAGCCAACAGCTAGCACTCACCTGATCAACCACCTACTCAGCACGAGGAGACAGCCATGCCCATACGTGAAACCAAGTGGTGGCGCCGCGCCCTATTCGGTGTCCAACCAACACCACCTCCGGTGCCGCCGAGCCCTAACCCAATCTGGGACGAGCTGACCGCCAAGCACGGCAGCCCGGCCGAAATCTGGGGTGCAGCAGCATGATTGAAAACACCTCGCAACGCCACCCCATCGAGCATCTGGTCGGCTGCCTGGACGGCAACACCTCCAACTACATCGAGGGCATGGAGCAGTCCGGGCAACAGCAGCTCCTCAAATCCGACCTCCTCCCTGCCGACGCAGGGCGGGTGTGGTCAGGTGAGGGCGACGGAATGCTCGGCATCAATGGCTGGGATGTTCTGGAACAGTGGGGATTCCAACGCGGCGAAAGTGTCGAGGCTGACCCACTGTTCGTCTGCGCCACCCTCCCGGAGGGGTGGTCGCGCAAGGGCAGCGAACACGCCATGCACTCAACCATCGTCGACGACCGCGGCGTAGAACGCGTCAGCGTCTTCTACAAGGCCGCCTTCTACGACCGTCGGGCCAGTATGTCCGTGATCACCGACCCCGGGGGCAACCTCGGAAGCAACGCGATCTATGGCGACGCCGCCGTGGCCCTGCCGGATGAGTGGTCGGTGCTCACCACCGAAGAACGCGAGGGATTCCGAGGCGCGCTCGACAGCTATCTACGGCGTGCCGACGAGTATCCAGACATCTACGGGGACCGGGTGCCCCGAGTACGCGACCTCGTGGCACTGGTGGAGGCCGCAGCATGATGCGCCGACTACCTACCTTCGCTATGGCCGCCGTGCTGGCGCTCGCGACCGCAGCGCCAGCATCGGCCGACCGGGTCAACGACGTCGCCAACGACATCGGCGGCGCAGTCTGCGTCATCGTCGGCGCCGACCCAACCTTCCACGGCATCAACAGCATCGGACAGGCCCTCAACCAGCGCGGGTTCACCGACCAGGCCGCCGGACGCGTCATCGCCCTCTCCGTATCTGCCTACTGCCCATGGCATCAGCCACTCATCGACCTGTACACCAAGGCCGCGCACTGGAGGTCAGCGTGAGCCGTGACGTGTGGGTCGTCGACCTGGAAACAACCGGACTAGACCGGAATATCCACCTCCCAGTCGAAGTGGCGGCCGTGAACCTCAAGACCGGGCGCGAAATCCGCTTCGTGCCCTTCATCACCGGAGATGAGCTGGGCAAGGCAGACCGGGAAGCCATGCGGATCAACATGTACTACGAGCAGGGCCTGTACAAGGACCAGCTTGACCGCGACACGTCAATCCGCTGCTACCAAGACGTTTTCGAGCTGCTACAAGGGCAGACCCTGGCAGGCGCAAATCCCCGGTTTGACGCCGACATGCTGCTGATCGGCTACGAGTGGCTACTCCAGCTGGAACCGCGGCTACCCGGTGCCAGCACTCGCGTAGAGGCGCCATGGCATCACCGTCTAGCAGACGTATGCGCCTACGCCGCAGGCACTCTCAACATCCCACCCGACGACATACCCGGCCTCGCTGGGGTGTGCCAACTACTTGGCGTCACCAATGAGGCCGAGCACACCGCGCTGGGAGACGCCCGCGCGACCGTCGAATGCTTCCGCCGCCTCTACCCCGGGAAGGACCAATGAACGACCCCGTCGCACGCCACAACCAACTGGTGAGCAAGAACATCGAGATCGCCACGAGCAAGTTGTCGCCCATGGAGCGGCTCCGGAAGCAAGCAGCCGCCAATTCCAACACTCTCGGGTACGCCGTCTTCCTGGGACTGCAACGACAGGCCAACACCTACGCCGGGACAGTGCCCGCTGACGAGGTCCAGCGTCGGCGCAGCCGGAACCGCGCGGCCCGCAAGGCGCGCCGTAGGAACCGCGCGTCATGAGGAAGGAATGCACCCGGCCCAACTGCACCGAGTTGGTACAGGCCCGCGGACTGTGCCCGACTCACTACGCCAAGTACCGGCGCCTCGCTGTCTCCGACGGCCGCTGGAGCCCGCTGCACGTACCAGCGGACGACACCCGCACCCGCGTCCTCGCCCTGATGGCGGCGGGGGTCGGCATATCCCGGATCGCGGAACTTGCCGGAGTGACCCACCGGGCCATCGACTTCCTTACCCGGGAAGACCAGCGCCTGGTGAAACGAACCACCCGCGCCGCAATCCTCGCTATACCGGTGCCCGTGTGTCCGTTTGGGCCACAGATGGCCGCTGGCGCGCGGATAGATGCCACCGGTTCACGGCGCCGCGTTCTCGCCCTCTCCGCTGTCGGATGGTCGCAGCAGCACCTCTCGGTGCGCCTCGGGCTACACCCCGGCCGCCTGTCCAAGGTCGCAACCGGCGCCGTCAAGAAGGTCACGGTGTCCCGCGCCCGAGAGATCGACGCCCTGTACCGCGAGTTGCAGGAAGTGCCAGGTCCTTCCAACGTCGCACGGCGCATCGCCACGCAGAGGGGATGGCCGCCGCCGGTGGCATGGGACGACACCGAAATCGACGACCCCGCCGCAACGGCCCACATCCGCGGAGGACAGGTCGTATGGATCGACCTCTACCGCGACTACCTCGACCTCGGATTGTCCAACGACCAGATCGCCGAACGCATGGGAGTCACAACGGAATCCGTCGAAGCACGGCTCAAGCGGCTACGCAAGAAGGGCATAGCGGCATGACAGCACGCAAGAAGGCCAAGCCGCTACCGGGTGCCATAACCACCCAGAAACGCAACGACGGCACCGGTTGGAGCTGGCGCTGGCTCTCCAACAAGGGCAACGTGCACTTTCACCCGGGACCGTTCCCAACCACCACCGCTGCGCGCGCCGCAGCCCGTAAGTGGGTACGAGACAAAGTGCTTCGCGAGGCCCCCGGTGACGACGAATGAGCGCGCGGCGACGCTGCCCAGTATGCGGTGCAACCGTGTTCCGCACACCCAACGGCAACGTCCTCACACACCACGACCCACACGGCATCGCGCGCTGCCCCATGTCGGGCGACAAGTTCGAGATTTGCGAGCCGTGGACCCCACGCGTCAAGCACCTTTGGGAACGGCGGGCCGCGGCGTGACTACCGACGACATCTGGGCAGAGCCGTACATCACCGAGTGGAACGAAGACCTGACCCGTGAACACGTCCAGGGCCGGTCAATGGGCTGGTGCGAGTGGTGTGGCAAGCAGCACGGGACTGACATGCACCACCGCCGCAATCGTTCACAGGGCGGTGGCTGGCACCCCGCCAACATCGTGCACCTGTGCCGCGACTGCCACCACTGGGTCACCACCAACCCGGCGGACGCCGAAGCAGTCGGACTCACCCTCACCCACGGCCAGGACCTATACGACACCCCCATCGCGCTACCGCTGCACGACATCTACCTGCACGACAACTACCTACCGAAGGGCCGCAACGCATGACCGCCGCCGACGTGAAGCTGATACCCGCCGTGGACGGCGTATACGCCGGTATCCCCGACGAGGCGTACCACGCCGACCGGGCCAGCCTGTCGTCATCAGGTGCACGTTCCCTGCTGTCACCGTCCTGCCCGGCGATCTTTCACCACGAGCAACAGCAGCCGCCGAAGCCGAAGAAGCAGTACGACTTTGGGCACGCCGCACACAAGTACGTGCTGGGCGAAGGCAGCGAGATCGCAGTCTTGGACCCCGCGGTGCACGGATTGAACAAGGACGGCACACCGTCCAAGGCGCCGACACACACCGCCATGTGGCAGCAGGCCGTCGACGAGGCACGCCAGCGCGGCCAGGTACCAATGAGCGTTGACGAGGACACCAAGGCCCGGGCGATGGCGGCGAAGGTCCGTGAACACCCACTGGCCGCCGCACTGCTGGCAGATGGCACCCCGGAGTTGTCCGGGTACTGGCACGACCCAGAAACCGGTGTCCGGCTCCGCTTCCGGCCCGACTGGCTGCCCAACCCCGGCCGCGGACGTCTCGTTGTCGTCGACTACAAAACGAGCACCAGTGCCAGCCCCGCTCACTTCGCCAAGGCCGCAGCCGAATACGGATACCACCAACAGGTTCCCTGGTACCTCGACGGACTTGCCGCCGCTGAAATCTCGGATGATGCCGCGTTCGTATTCATCGTCCAGTCGAAGGACGCCCCATACCTGGTGTCCGTCATGGAACTTGACCCGCAGGCCGTCGACCTTGGCCGCCGCCGCAACCGCAGGGCCATCGACCTCTACGCCCGATGCGTCGCCAACGACCACTGGCCGGACTACGGCCAGGGCATCCACCCCGTATCCCTACCCAACTATGCCGTCTACAGCCAAGAAGGAGACCTAGACCAGTGACCGTCACCGCCTACCAGCCCGTATCCGCTCCCACCCGTACTTCAACCAGCCAGGCGACGTCTGTGGAGCAGTCCCGCGCTATCGCCGAGGTGCAATCGGCTGTCATTGTCGCGCAACAGATTCCGCGTGACCTCAACCGCGCCGAGGCAGAGATGCGGGACGCGTGCAGCCGTTTGGCCATGGCCGTCCAAGCGTTCTACCAGGTACCCAACCGTGGCACCGGCCCGTCTGTTCACCTGATGCGCGAGCTGGCCCGGGTATGGGGCAACGTCCAGTACGGCGTCAACGAGTTGCACCGCGACGACACCAGGGGAGAGTCAGAGATCCTGGCCTGGGCGTGGGACGTCCAAACCAATACCCGAGCCACCCGTACCTTCATCGTCCCGCACGCCCGCATGGCCCGCGGTCGCCGCGAGGAGCTGACCGACCTCGGCGACATCACCAATAACAACAACAACGCTGGCGCCCGCGCCGTACGCGAGTGCATCAGCGCGATCCTGCCCAAGTGGTTCACCGAGGAAGCACAAAACCGGTGCCGCGCCACCCTCGAAAACGGCGAGGGCGTCCCACTCAGTGAGCGCATCGAGAAGATGGTCACCGAGTTCCGCAAGCAGCTGGGCATCACCGAGGCCCAGATGGAAGCCCGGATCGGAAAGAAGCGCGGGGCCTGGGACGCAGGGGACGTCGCCCAGATGGGCATCACCTACACGTCCATCACCCGCGACGGTCTCGACAAAAACGAGGCATTCCCGGCCGCGGCATCGTCACTGGCCGACGAAATCACCGCAGCGGCAGCAGAGAAGAAGCAACCAGAAACGGACCCCGAGGCATCTACGGCCGGTGATCTGGCACCCGACGACCAGCGCGCTACCGAGCGCGAGGGTGCTACAGAGCCCGGGGCCGAGGAGGTCCCCGCGCCGGGCGGTGGTGACCCCACGCCGCCGCCCGGCAGCGGCACATCTGACGGGGACGACCCGGCAGAGGTCAACAGCTGCGGCGATTTCCTGGCCACGAAGAAGGACGTCGGCACTATCCGCGGCCTTCTCGCCAACGCCAAGTACTCGTTCCGCACCAAGGAATCCGCTGCCGACGCACTGGCCTACCTCAAGACGGTCATCGGCAGGGAAATCTCGGACATCAACGACCTGTCCGAGTCAGAAGCGGCAGACGTCATCGCAGCGCTCACGAACACCAACACCAGCAAGGAGAACTAACCAAATGTCATGGGAATTCGTAACATTTCTGATCTTCGGCAGCATTGCAGTACTGCTACTACTGGGCGGGCTTGTCGGCCGCCGATTCAACCGGCGTGCTGATGGCCCCGTCGTGACACTGTTCATGGGCGGTATCGCCTTGGCTATCGCCGTTCTTGTCCTCGTGATCGGCTCCTTCACGGTCGTTGGTACCCGCAAGGTCGGCATCGAGACGGTATTCGGCAAGCCGTCCGGCGACACCCTGTCCAACGGTCTGCACTGGAAGAAGCCGTGGGCGACGGTCGACGAGATGGACGCAGCGGTCCAGATCGACAAGTACGAGGGTAACGGCCGCATCAAGGTCCGGCTGGGTAACTCGTCCACCGCCGACGCTGACGTATCCGTGCGCTGGCAGATCAAGCAGGACGCCGCCGACGAGCTGTACGTGCAATACCGGTCATTCGACAACGTCCGTACCAACCTGATCACCCGCAACCTCCAGGTCTCACTAAACGACATGTTCTCCAAGCTCGACCCATTGGCGACCAAGTGGGCCAACGGGTTACCGCTGGAGACCTTCGCCAAGGACGCGTCCGAGAAGCTGCGCGCTCTGGTAGGAGACCAGGTCGACATCCTGGACGTCGCCGTCCCCACCATCGACTACGACGACGGCACCGAGGCCCGTATCAACGAGCTGAACGCCGAGCGCGCGAACACCGCGAAGGCCGAGCAGGCGAAGAAGACGGCCACCGAACAGGCCGAAGCCAACCGCATCCTCTCCTCGTCAGTGTCCAACGACCCCAACGTGATTGTGCAGAACTGCATCACCAAGGCACTGGACAAGAGCATGTCGCCGTGGGGCTGCTGGCCCGGCACCGGCGCACTCGCCACCATCCCCGCACCCATCAAGTAACACCCCACGAAAGGAACACCGCCCATATGACCACTCCAGCCCCCGAGGAAGAGGACCGGGTACGCCCGTTCGCCGACTTCCTGCGGGAACTCCAGAAGGGCCGCGTGCACGACGAGCTGTCCGACGGCCTCAAGGAAGTTGTTGCCGCCGTCCGCGCGACCGGGAAGGCCGGGTCACTCACGTTGAAGCTCAGCGTTTCTGAGCAAGCCAACACCTCGATGTTGGTCATCAAAGACGACGTGACCGTCAAGGCGCCACAGGCCGACCGCCAGGTATCCCTCTGGTTCGTCGACCGCGAGGGCAACGTCACCCGCACCGACCCGGCGCAACTCCAATTCGAGTCCATGAAAGCGGTCGCCGAGAGCACCACGAACATCCGAAAGGAAGCCTGACCCATGACCGACGAAATCCGCACCGAGGCAGACGCTGTCGCCGAACTCACCAACGCGGCGGAGCGGCACCGCACCGAGCAGGTAGTGCCCGACACCGCGCACATCCTGTCGTACGTCACAAACGAAGACGAACACCGCGAGTTCGACTCGTTGGAGCGGTTCCTGCCGAACCCACGCCGCGACCGCGGCACCACCACCGTGCTGGACGTCGACAGCTTCAACAAGCTGAGCGACGGCGCTCTGCAACTCGACGCCGTCGCGTACGCCGACCGCAGCCCGAGCCGCATCACCGCGGTCCTGAACGACAAGGGCTGGCGTGACCACCGCATCGTGGTGGCGTTGCAGCTGTCTCGTGAGTGGAACCACTGGGCGGCGGCTGACGGCAAGCTGCTCAACCAGATTCAGTTCGCCGAGCACATCGAGGACGGCCTGGCGGCCATCACCTCGCCACCGGCAGCGGACCTGATGGAGGTTGTGCAGAACTTCCAGACGAAACGCAAGGTCGAGTTCCAGTCCGGCCACCGCACCCAGTCCGGCGAGGTGCAGTTCCAGTACAAGGAGGAGGCCACCGCGACCGCTGGCGGCAAGGGCGGACACATCGAGGTGCCCGAGCACTTCACCCTCCGTATCCCCGTCTATGAGCGCGGCGACGTGTACGACCTCACCGCGCGTCTGCGGTTCCGCATCGGACAGGACGGCTTGCTCCTCGGCTACAAGCTGGACCGTGCCGGGGACGTCAAGGACGCAGCGTTCGACGCCGAGGTGGCGAAGCTGGCCGTCATCAAGTCCGTGTTCGGTCCCGCGCCCGACACGATCCGCGAGCTGTGAGCAGGAGGAAGGAGTTCCCGTTGGTGGCGGTGTTAGCCGTCACCAACGGACTCCCTGAAGGCGCCATCTGCACCGTGGTGCAGGTGCAGGACCTGTTGTCGCACATGACCGGCAACCGCATCTTCTTGCACCAGATACCGCGTGCGAAGGACGTGTGCGGCAAGTTCCTCCGCGACCAGCACACCTGGCTAGACAACACCTGTCCTTCATCGGAGCAGCTGGCCGACGTCGCCAAGTTGCGGCGCTGGGCGAATGCAGTCCAGAAGGTGCGCGGCGAAACGGTGAAGGTAAGCGTGTTGCCCGGGGACGCCTACACGTACATGGACCCGATCATCGAGAACGCGGTCAACATCAAGGCCGCGGAGCAGGCCGCCAAGGAGAAGGCGGCAGCACAGTGACCACTCACACCGCCACCGGCTACCTGATCTTGGAGGCGTCCCGCGGCTACCGCACAGGCGACGACGGACTCAAGGTCGTCAACGGCCTGCGCATCGCCGGGTACCGGGCCAACCGTCCGGCGAAGCTGGCGCGCGACCAGATCACCGTCAAGGTTGGGGTCACCGTTGATGCTGCCGAGTTCTCGCCCATAACAGCAGAAATCGCGATCACCCTCGACCCTTCCCAGATCATCCACCCCGTCGTCGACGCGCTTCACCCGGGCGAGCACGGATGACACTCGTGCGGCTGGAACTGGTCGGGGAGAAGGACGACCGGCTGACTGTCACCGCGGACAAACTGACTGACCACTTCGCGATGCATCCGGCCATCATGGTCGACACCGACACGGGCGAGAAATTCCTCAACCCCGCGGTGTGGTCTCTAACCCACATCGCGAGCGGCAAAGAGGTCGTGAAGCTCTACCAGGAAGACCCCATCGAGTGCCCGGGGGAGCCGCGCGCTGTCGACCCTGACGTGGCCGCCGAGTTCGCTAAATGGTTGGAGCAGCAGACCAATTGGGATGCGGAAGTGCCAAACGTCGGCACGGACGTTTACCGGCAACTGTTCCTCTACCAAGGCGACATCAACCACTGGGCTGAGCCACCAGCCTGCGACAAGTGCGGCAAGCCAAACGCGATAACCGGCACACACATGGGCGTCAAAGCGTCCCTATGCCACGCCTGCGAAAACAACACCTAGGAGCCCTGATGGCGACCCTCACACAGGCCGACATGTTCCCCACAGCCAAACGGAACACTCTCAACTACCCGGGCGACGTCGCCGACCACGTCATGAGCGTCAACCAGCGATGGGGGCCGGACATGTTCGGCGCCTTCTATACGCCCGTCGCCGCTGTCTACCGCCCCGAGTCCGACCAGACCAAGGTCACCTTCCGGTCTATCCCACGCCCACAACCACAACGCGCCCACCGGCGCGACGAGATCCCAATGGCACATCCGGATGGCAACCGACGCCAGCGCCGACACAAGGGAAAGAAACATTGACCACCAACGATATTGAGCGCGTCGCGAAGGCAGCCACCGACTTCACTAACCGGCTGCTCAATGGCGTAGCCACTCGCATCGAATCGTTCGTCCAGAGCGTTGATACCGAAGCACTGGCCGACGCGATAACCGGCATGCGGGCCACCGTGTCCCCGGGCGCTAATCCTGCGCCAGCCCAGGCCATGTACGTCGGGACGGCGGTGCGGTGCGTTACCTGCCAGGGCGTGTACCGCGTCAAGAGCGATGGACGTAACCCGCTGTGGGTATGCCAGCCGTGCGCGCGCCAATGGTGCCGCTGGGACGGTGTCACACCGCAGGTTTCAACACACCTACAGGTTGTTGGGGCGGGGGAGAAGCGATGACCGCCACCGGCCCCAACAACCACCACTGGCTCCGCAAGTGGTTGCGCCTGGAACCGCACCAACCAATCGGTGCAGATGGTGAACCGCCATATCTGTTGCGCTGGTATGTGATTCCACGCAACAGGTGGCTTAACATCTACCTCCACAAGTTCCTGCGCGACGACGATGACCGCGCCCTGCATGACCACCCCTGGTGGTTCTTCTCCCTGATGCTGTGGGGGCAGTACGTCGAGGTCACCGAGCGGGGCCGGTCCGTCCGGTCGGCCCCAGAGCCGTGGCGCCTGTTCTGGGGCGACCGGCCGCTGGCATTCCGGCGCGGCACATGGCGGCACCGCGTCGAGCTGGTACCGGCCGCGACGCACTCAAACCAGTTCCTCGCGCGCCGCGATCAGCGCAAGCTCCCGTGCTGGACACTCATCGTGACGGGGCGGCGGGTACGCCTTTGGGGGTTCTGGTGCAAGGACCGCGCGGATGAAACCAACGTCGACAACGCCATAGACCGCATGCGCGTGCGCCGCGGTGAGGTGTTCGAAGTAGACCGGTTTATCCCATGGGACGAGTTCGGGGCGGCTGGGTGCGGTGAGCCCACAACGGTGGACGAACAGCAGCGACCGAGCACGTCACCCACCCGCGTAATAGACGCAGCACACCTGGCGCGACAGCGTGCATTCAGCCTCGCAACCTTCGGTCCGGGTGCCCGAACCAACGGAGTCTTGGACCACATCGGCAAAGAGCTGGACGAGATACGAGATGCGCCGCAAGACATCTCTGAATGGGTCGACGTCATCATCCTCGCGTTCGACGGAGCATGGCGTGCCGGTTGGGAACCGCAACAGATCATCGACGCGATCCTTGCGAAGCAAGCCAAGAACGAGATGCGTGTGTGGCCTGACTGGCGGACCAGCGACCCGGACAAGGCCATCGAGCACATCCAATCAGATGTCCAGTCGGCGGCACAGGACTGATGAAGATCATTGACACGCACCGCCAATGGGCCACCGTCTGCGTCGATTGCCCGGCCGACGGCAACAACCCTGACGACGGCAAGACGTGGGAGTTCCCAGGCACAGACGACGGCAAGGAGCGTGCGGAAGCGTTTGCCGCACGCCATAAGTCGTTACAAGGCCACCGCACCCACGTCAACGAGCAGTACACCGTGACGGCCGCCCGTTTCGACGACGGCCTCGGCTACCTCGCGGTAGGCGATGCCGGAGACACCGAGGCATCCATCGGCAAGAAGGTTCTGCTTCCAACGGTATTCACCGGCAGGCCCGCCGTGTACTTCTTGGCCGACTGCCAACAGTGCGACGGGAATGCGATCCCATTCGGCACCGAGGAAGACCGCGACCTCTGGGCCGACGGCCACCACAAGGGCACCGGCCACGATGTCACGCCATCCGTCGAAGTACGACCGGACGAAGGGGACTGCGCACCGTGAGCAAGACAGTCGATATCCGTACTGGCACCTACACCACCAGCGGCGGCATCACCTTCAACGTCAGCGACACGGACCTCGGCGACTGCGGGGTTACCGACTGCAACGAGCCCGCGATGGTCGATATGGACCTCGACGGCGCAGGCGGTAAACGATGCCCCACGCACTACCAACCATGGGCTGAAAACCCAACGGAGACATGACTATGACACCAGAGAAGATGCTGGAAGTAGCGACACGCAATCACCGTATGACCATCCTGCGAGAAGAAGGCTTGTACCGACACATTAGGTTCGCCGAACCTGGTACCGGCATATGGCGTTTCGACCTTGTGACATGGCCCGGTCACCTGGTGATCACCGGGGACCTGGAGGACTATCACTTCTCGCGACTGCCCGACATGTTCGAATTCTTTCGCCATCCCGTCGGATACATCAATCCGTCCTACTGGGCGGAGAAACTCTGTGGGCCAACCCGGTCCATGTCCTTCTCGGCGGAGTTGTTCAAACAGCTGGTGTATCAGTACTTCCGCGAGTGGTGCCAACAGAACGGCGGACCACACCGGCCGTTGTGGTGCGCGATATGCGAAGAGGTGATGCGCGACGAGTACGGCTATGACGACGTGGTTGACGAGAGCATGGCGCACCACGCGTTAACACGTTTCCGGCACGGCGATTTCGAATTTGTCGACAGCTGGGAGTGGGAACTAAAAGACTACGACTACCACTTCCTGATAGCGCTGCACGCCATTGTGTGGGGCATCAACATGTATGACGCCGCGAAGGCTGCGGTGGCGTAATGGGTGATAAGACGGGCATCGAATGGACTGATGCCACCTGGAATCCAATATCAGGGTGCGACAAGGTATCTCCGGGATGCGATAACTGCTACGCGGAAGCGCTCTCTGAGCGATTCCGGGGCAAAGCCGGGCACTATTACGAGCGGGGTTTCGATGTTCAGCTGCGCCCCAACATGCTTGAGCTACCGCTGTCCAAGAAGTGGGCGGACCCTCGTCGCATCTTCGTAAATTCAATGTCAGACCTATACCACGACGCAGTCCCACACACCTACCTCGCCCAGGTGTACGCCGTCATGGCCTTGGCGCCCCAACACATATTCCAGGTGCTCACCAAGCGCCACGGCCGAATGCACTCCGTGCTGACGTCCAATGACCTCAGCCGAAAAGGCGCCGGTCTGAGCCTGGAAGCCATGGTGCGCAACGTTGTCGACAATTGGCGGGGTGCCCAGGAGCGCATGGACTGGCCCAAGGGCGATGACCTCGTTTGGCCCCTCCCCAACGTGCACCAGATCGTCAGCGTTGAGGACCAGAAACGGGCCGAGCTGCGTATCCCGGTGCTGCTCGAAACCCCAGCTGCGGTGCGTGGCATCAGCGCCGAGCCGCTGCTCGGCTCGGTCGAACTGTTATCGACTGGACTACTCGCCCGGGACGAGTACGGCCGCGGTATCGACTGGGTGATCGTCGGCGGCGAGTCCGGCCACGGTGCACGGCCGATGCACCCGCACTGGGCCAAGTCCCTACGCGCACAGTGCTTGCAGGCCGAAGTCCCCTTCCTGTTCAAACAGTGGGGCGACTGGACGCCCCTGGCCCCGTTGAAAGACGGCAAGTTCGACTTCTCCAAGGGCATCGTGATGACCGACGACGGAAACACCTACAACCGTGGTGATCTCACGTGGCCCGACGGCCCACGCGTCGGTGAGGCGATACGAGCCGACTACCCGCATCACAACCCGACCTCTATGTACCGGGTCGGCAAGAAGAAGGCGGGGCGGGAGCTGTACCACGACGGCCGAACCTTCGACGGATACCCCGAGGCGGTGACGGCATGACGACAGTCTGGTTCACATCCGACCTCCACATCGGCCACATGCTGGTGGCGCTGGACCGTGCGCAGCGCGCCGGTGTCATGGTCGCGCGGCTGATACCGCAGGAGGTTGCCGTCGCATGGAACGACGGCCTCCTCGCCCACAACTGGGACGCCGTCGTGCAGCCGCACGACCAGGTATGGGTACTGGGCGACCTCAGCGCCGGATCGTCTGAGGCGCAGCGGAACGCGCTGGCATGGATGGCGGAGAGGCCTGGCGAGAAGCACCTGGTGGCCGGTAACCACGACCGGGTGCACCCCATGTATCGGGACGCCCACAAGTGGCAGCGGCAGTACCTGGCGGTGTTCCAGTCGGTGCAGCCGTTCGCGCGCCGCCGCGTCGGCGGCCACACCGCGCTGCTGTCGCACCTGCCGTACCGCGGCGACCACACCACGGAGCAGCGGTACAACCAGTACCGGCTCCGCGACGAAGGCGAGTGGCTTCTACACGGGCACACCCATTCCCGCGCCAGCTTCCTCCCACATGTGCACCAGCGGCAGCTCCACGTGGGCGTCGACGCATGGCACATGGCGCCCGTGAACATCGACGTGCTGGCTGACGGCATAGAGCAGCTGGGAGCCGAGTGGTGAGCGGCGGCAGCTTCAACTACCTGTACGCGGACGACCTAGACGAAGTCATGTGCCACATGTCCACCCTCAACGACATGGCCGACGCCCTCGACTCGTCCTTTCCGGGGACTCGCGCCGCACGGGACACCCGTGCACTCATCGCCCGCATCAACGAGGCGTTCACCGCGTGGGAGTCCGACCAGATGAAGGCACTACGGGACGTCTGGCACGACGTCGAGTGGTGGACATCCATGGACTACAGCCGAGATAAGGCGCAGGCGGCCGTCGACAACTACCGCAGCAACCACAACGGGCTGCTCAGCTGGGCGCCCCTGTCCGGCAACGCAACCCATGACAAGGAGACAGCGTGAACCTCAACGCGACACTGGACACTGGCGCACCGGTCCAGACCCCGCCGGAAGTTCCACCTGAATATCTGGACGGCCGTGTGACCGTAAGTGACACCGAGCTGGCCGCCATGATCGTTTGGCTACAGAAGGAGATACCCGACTTCCCAAAGAAGCTGGAGTACAACACCGCCAAACACTTAGTGGTCGGGTTGCTCCGCGCCCTGAACGTCAAGCGCCTGGGCTACGCCGAGGGCAGCGTAGCCGTACACACAGACGGTCGCCTGGCCCGTCGCTACTACTCGGCCGCCGAGAAGCGGTTGACCTGGTTAGTGATTCAACCTCCCAGTGACGCGCAACTGGAGGTAGACAGCGGCACGGAGCTGCCAGGTTTCAGCTGGACCGTCCACCCTGTGGAATGGGCCGTGACCCAGTGACCGCGTCCTACACATTCAACACCCGCCCTGTGCAACCGGGTCCGGTCGTCGACTTCTTCGACTACGCCGACCTCAAGTGCATACCGGCAACCCCTAACCTGGAACGTGCCAGCCTCCAGAACGCCGTCCTGTTCGGCGGCCCCGCTGTCCGGCGGTGCTTGGAGCAGGCGCCCATTGTCGGTGATCACACACACGTGCACGTCGACACGAAGGTGTCGCTGCTTCTGCCCGGGTTCATCCCTGCGATACCCGGCTGGCACACCGACGGCGTACCGCGGCGTAACGCAGACAAGCCGGGCGAGGAGACCAGTCTTATGTCGGCCAGTGCGTCCAACACCGGCGCTCCGTCGCTGGCGGCACAAACGCTCCTGGAGGCGCGGGGCTACCGGCCCCGATTCCACACCGTCCACGTCGGCAACGACTGCCCCACGCGGTTCATGCGGCACCCGTACGTGGTCGGCCTGGAGCACAGCGGGGACTCCGGCCTGTACCGCGAGTTGACACAGAAGGTGAACGCGGCAGCACCGCGCATGGGCAACGATGACTTCCTGGACGCTCCACTGGCGCAATGGATGTCGTGGGACTGGTGGAACATCCACACCGCCACCCCGGCCGAGACCCGCGGCTGGCGCCTCCTGATACGCGTCACCGAGTCCGACCAGCCGCCCCTAGACACTGGCTTCATCCGATCCCAGACCCAGGTGTACGTGCCCACGGAGTTCGGCTGGTGAGCATGCCCCAACGTATTCAGTTGCGGCGTAGTGCGGGCTGGCGGAAACCGGAAGGCGCGATCAGCGTTACCCGGCCCGGGCGATGGGGCAACCCGTTCAAGGTCGTGTGCGCCGGTACGGAGCCCGGCCTTTTCAGCCGCCGTCGCGAACGTGTCTGGACCGTCGCGGGGCCAGGAACATTCTTCCAGGGCACCGGGACACACGACTGGGCAGCCGCCTACGCAGTGCGCCTGTACCGCCGCTGGCTCCTCGGCTCCATGAAACGCGTGGAGGACCTGGTGCCACTTCTCCGAGGCCACGACCTTTGCTGCTGGTGCCCACTTGACGCCCCCTGCCACGCCGACGTCCTACTCGAGCTAGCCAACCAGAAGGAGACATAGCTGTGCCGCGCGACCATGGTCGGATTCTGACAATCATCTGGCGGGACAAAGACTTTCAGCAGCGCTCGGTGGAGGCACAGCGCATGTACATGCTCCTGCTGTCGCAGCCGAACGTGAACAACGCCGGAGTCTTGCCGCTGCAACTGAGCAAGTGGGCGAAGGGCTGCGACCAGACCAGCGTCGCCGATGTACGCCGCGCTACAAGCGAACTCGCCGAGCACCTGTATGTGGCGTACGACGAGGACACCGAGGAGTTGCTGGTCCGCTCGTACATACGCAACGATGGCGTGCTCAAGCACAAATACCTGTTCGCGAATGCTCTGAAATGCGCCCAGGCCGTCGAATCCCCGAGCCTGCGTGCCGTGCTGGCGGCCGAGTTGCGGCGCACCCGTCGTGCCGATGCGGTGACGGTCGCCAACCAGATTGACCCTTCTGGCCCGGGTCCAGACGGCACCCCGACAGACCCGAGGCCGGACGGTGACCCGACGCCCCCAGACAGTGACCTCGATGGCATCGAGATGCCATCCGAAACCGACCCCGATGGCATCGAAAACCCATCGCAATCCGATGTGCCATTGGAATGCCATTCCGATGGCATCGCGATCACTAGGGGGAAGGGGAAGGGGAAGGGGAAGGGGAAGGGGTCACCTTGGGTAGGTGGTTACGTTGGGGAGGCGCCCACCCGCTGCCCCAAGCACATCAACGACCCACATCCCCCAAACTGCCGTGACTGCATGACAGCCCGGCTGGCAGCGGAGGCAGCCGCCGAGGAGGCAGCCGAACGTCAGAAGTCGGACCGGGCAGCAGCCCTGGCCCGGCGGGAGGCGTGCACCCGCTGCCAGGGCGGCGGCTGGATCGAGGCCGACGACGGTTCCGGCGTCCTGCCCTGCACGTGCCGTAAACCCCTACAGCTCGTCCCACACCCCGCAGACGCGCGGAGGGCAGCCGGATGACCGCCAGCGAGACGTCACGGGCATTTCAGGCCAAGTACCCAGACCAATGCGAGGACTGCGACGAGCCCGTCAACGTCGGCGACTGGGTCCGGTACGTCGACGACGCCCTCATCCACACGGACTGCCCCAACGCCGCGCCGCCAGTGGCCATCACGGACGTTTGTGGCAAGTGCTGGACCGTGCACGCTGGGGGCTGCCTGTGATGACCGGAGACCGCCTCACCGAACAGCAGATCGCAGCCCTAGTAGACACCCAGCTGGTCGGACTGAACGACCAGTTTGTCGGCCGACGCCCGACCTGCCAGCACCCACAACACACGTGCAGGCGGGCGGTCACCGCGGTCGTCTCGGTACACGTCCTGGACAACTGCGACGGCGAGGAGGCAGACGAATTCGGCAACGAGGTGTTCCTGTTGTGCACGAATTGCGCACGGGCGCTGTGGATAGCGGCCCAGTGGGAGGTACGCGACCGCACGGTCGCCGCTACCCGTGCTGGCGTCATACCCATGTGCTCTACCTGCCAGGCGCCAGTGGCCAAGCCATCGCACATCGTCCGCGATTTACGCAAATACGAGGAGGTTTTCGATGCACCGTGAGTGGACCCCGGAGCAGCTAAAGCGTTGGCGCATACGCAAAGCGCAGGACGGCGAACAGACACCCTGGCAGCGCCGGGACTGGTCCGCACTGCCCGACGACGTCCTGACCGCGTCGCCGCAATGGTGCATATGGCGGCCCTGGGAGCAACACCCCATTGCCTGTGTCGACACCCAGCAAGACGCCATCCGGCACGTCATCCTCCAATTGCAGAGCGCGTACCTACGCGCGGCCGAACGGGAGGAACTGGAGCGACAGGGCATGGAGCTAGCGCGCATCAACAACCGATCGCGGGGGCTGGCGTCGTGAGTGTGCTTCTTGAGGCCCTGGCGCTATTCCTCGCGGCTAGTGGCGGATTCACCGCGTACCTGTTCACACTTGGACCGCGCCGACGCGGCAACCAGATCCAGATCTCCGGCGACAATTCCGTCGCGATCCAGACTGGCGGGACCATCACGGTGCAGGCCAGCCACGGCAGCATCGCCGCCCACACCATCGTCGGCGACGTGACTATCGGCGGCGGGCGTCGGGTCAGCGTCGAGCCGAACCCGTTAAGGCGCGCCCTGCTTGCCAGGTCTGGTGCCGGGCAGCCGCTGTTCATGGTCGGCGAGGTCGACTCTCCCGACGAGTTGCTCAGCATGGTCAACGCGGCCGACCACATCGGCAAGTGGTGGTGGGACCGCACGAGCAAGGTCGCATACCTCTGGCTCGGCCAGGGCTACAAAGTCCTAGGCGCACCCGAGACAGCCAAACCGACACGACCCGACACCTACCGCGTATCTGAGTTCGCTGCCCAGTGCGCCTGCCCCCGTTGCGGATTCGTCAACACCCACTACATCCAGCCATGCACACAGGACCCCGGCTCCGTTACCCGGGAGTGCACGGAGTGTGGACAGACTTGGAGGCAGCAGTGACCTATCAGAGCGTACGTCTGGACGATCCGACCACCCCAGTTGCGTTGCACCGCAACGGTAAGAAGTGGCCAATACCCTTCCGTCTGAACCTCGCACACGACGACTTTGTCCGCGCCAGGCTGACCGACACCCTGCACCCCGGCGACATCCTGGACCTGCCCTTCAACGTCACCGGCACCATAGTGGAGATCGCCGTATGGCCGCCGAAAGCCCGCGACAACGACGGCCACTGGTTCGCACGCAAGACCCACCCATACCGAATCGCCCTGCAATTCCACGCCTTCGATACCTGCCCCCAATGCGACACCCAGGCAGCACACCAGGTCGAGATACCCGAATACGAGACGTGGTGGGACAGTCCGCTAACCGCCGAGTTCCCGCACCGCAGGTACGTCCTCCGCACCTGCATCACATGCCGCAACTCATGGGAACAGGACGAGGCGCAATGAGCAGCGCAGGCGCTCCCGTCCTATGCGGCTGCGGCCACTACACCCCGGACGTGGCCATGGTGATGCAGGGCTATGCCTGGACGTGCCCCGGATGCACGCGCCGCTGGGTCAAACATCAGGACCGCATCTGGTTTCTAGAGCCGGGCCAGGATCTGCCCGTAACGGCCTGTCTCAGATGCGGTCAGCCGATAGACGACGACCAACGATGCATACCCGTCCTAACCGGGCCACCCGTGCCAAACGTCCTTGTACCCAACCACGACTACATCCACCTCGACTGCCTGCTAGGAGTAACACTGTGACGCACCGTGATCCGCACCGCTGCGCGTTCGGACACCGATGCATAAACCACGACTGGTCAACCGTCGTCGACGAAGACGACCAACCGTCCGGCCAACTCATCGCCGACGGCGTCGTCTGCGGCGGCTGCCTAACCCGCCTCCGGTACGCCGTCAACGGCCTACCCCGGGACTGGGACCGACTACACGAGGGCATCGGCGAACGTGTGTACGTCGACCGAGCACGCGTCACCATGACCGCCACCGCTGCCATCAACCTCAACACTCAACGTGATGCCCTCCAGCGCGACATCGTCGAGACCGCCGACCGGGCCGCGGAAATGGTGGAGCACGCGATGAACCTAACCGGCAGGCAGCGCCACGGCCGCCAAGGCTTCACCGTCCACCAACGTCAGGTAGTCGCCCGCTCAGCCGCCGTGATCACCGAGAACCTAGACGTACTCCTGGCCCAGCCCGCCCAACCTATGCTCGTCTGGGGCCGAGTACCCGACGGCGACGAGGGCTGGCATCCCCAGCACGGGCAACCCCGCCACCTCGTGGACCGAGACGGCGTCGACATCGCCCTCCAACTAATCGAGCTGTCCCGCAACGTCTACCAGGCCCTTGGCCTGCCCCGACTACGACACCACTCCGCCATGCCCTGCCCCGCGGTCAAACGAGACGGCCAGCAGTGCGGCGCATACACCGTCGGCCGCTGGGACGGCACCAACCAATACGACTGCACCACCTGCGGCCGGACATACGGCGAACGGGAATACCCCTGGCTCCAGCGCGGCGTCATCGACCTCATGCGCGAACTCGAAGAACGGGAGAAGAACATGCAACTACTCGATCAAATGAAACACCTTCTCGCCGAGGCATACTGGCGCCTCGACGGCATCAACGACATGGTCCAGCGCGTCGCCGACGAGCCACTGCTGGACGAGGCGGGCGCCGGACGCCTCGTTGTCGACAAAGTCAGCGCGATCCTCAACAGTGGACCGGTGCCGCACCAAACCCCGGAGCAACGCCAGACGACACCCGCGGGCACCCCGTGACAGAGGCCGCGGTCGAGGACCTGGATGTCATCGAAGCGCGGGTCTACCGCCGCTACGCCGAGACAGTCGCCGCCAGCATTCCCGGTATGCCCGACTTCTCCAATTGGCTGGACACCCTGTCCCCACCAACCAAGTACACCGTCGACACCGCGCTGGTATGCCCCGGCACCGTCACGGAGGTTCCGCAGTTCCCGCCCGAACGCTGGATCACGTACCCGGCCCGGCGCCGCGTGTCCCTGATGCTGGCCGACGAGATGCTCAACCGCATCAACGACGGCAACACCGCCCACGACTGGCTCACCATGGCCGGAATCCTGCTGACCTTCGGGGGACGGAGCCGCGAGGCATGACGCCGCGTACCCGGCACCTGCTTCCATGGAACCCAGAGACGGGACACATCAACGTATCCCGCAGCCCAGCGATAGGGCACGACTATGACTGACCAGAAAGTTTGGAAGTGGACAGGCGACAGCCGCGAGGACAAGGCGAAACGTGTCGCACTGTCCTACCGCCAGCTCCTTGAGGACGTCGCGGCCGGACGCATCAGCGACCCCATGCAGGCCCTCATCGAACGCGACAGGTACTGGCAAGACCTCGGCGTCTACTGGGCAGTGCCATCCGTCGCCCCCGTCGACCAGGAGGCGTGGTTGTCGGCCGCCGACCTCGTCATCCACCTCGCCCACATCGTCCAACTCACCGAGCACCAGGTCCGCAACTGGGCGTACCGGCGACGAAAAGGACTGGGCGACGGCATAACCGAGCGCACCGGGCCAGAAGGCAAACCGGAATACAACGTCGCCGACGTCCTTGCCTACCTCACCCGCCAACGCGTCCGACGACAGGGAGGCACAAGCGCATGATCTGGGAACTATGGGCCACCCCGTCCGGCCAGATCTTCTGGCAGCTCGACAACTGGGGCGGCTTCTACAAATGCGAACCGCCCAGCAACGGCCGCGAGACGGTGGAGACGCTGCCCGCCGACGCCCGGCCACTGATCAACGACGGCAGGTGGATCACCGGCGTCATGGACGCCGCCGAAGACGAGGCCCAACGCCGCATCATGGAGCCCGACTGGCCAACCCAACGTGTAGAACGCCCCTACGAGAAAGCCCAGCGCCTGCGGTTTGAGCGGTACATGGCAGAGGTCAAGAGCATGACCGCAGCGGCCATCGCAACGCCCCAGAATGGCGGAACGTCATGACCGGCATCGCCTTCGTCGACGTGACCCTGGCGTGGAAACGCATCGAGGACCGTTGGCATAAAGGCCGCTGGTTGTGGGTCGCCCACCACCGCGACGACATCGGCGGGACCTACACCCTGCTGCCACGGACAACGGAGTACCGCCTCTGGGACCCGCCGACCAACACCACCACCGAGGTCGTCAAACGCTGCTGGATCACTGAATACGCGCCCGGATCGCGCGACTGGGACGCTATTACGTCATCCCGGGACCTCTACTGCGGCAACGACCTACGCGCCGCCCGCAAGGCCGCTGAGAAACACCACGCAGAGACCCGCCGCCGTTCCGCGTGGGAACGCTACATGCGGAACAACGACCCGCCAGCACCCACAACCCCCGAGGAGCAGCAGCGGATGGACGCCCGTATCTACTGGCCGCCGGTCGACGTTTAGTTGCTGGACAGTTCGGCCAACTATCCAGCTCAGCTCGTCAGAGGCTGATCTTCAAGCGCCTGTGCCGCCCTCTTAGCCTCGTTGAGTGTCTTCTCGTCAGCGATTTCGGACCAGCCAATCGCACCTGGTTCATGGACTAGTGCCTGCCATCTGTACCCGCCATCCGCGGACTTGTAGCGCGCTAGCTCGTACTGCCTGCGGTAGGCGCCAATTTGCTTACCGCCGCCAATGGCGTCGTATAGGCCAGGGCGGACTTGTTGCCACGGAAGCCTCTCGGCCATCAAGCACGGGACCCTTCGTGTTCAGGCATCGACGCTTCCGTACTCGGCAGCGGTGCGTTGCGCGGCATGTAGATTCGTGCCGCCAAGTCGCTCGGCTACGGCCCGCTTCGCTTCGCGGAGCCCATCCGCATTGGTGATGTGCTCACCGTTGACCTTGGTCACCCACATCCATTCGTTGCAGCCGATCATGCCTTCGCGCATGCGTACGGCGGTGGCGGTGTTGGAGCCGTCGGTGCCGGTCCAGCGGCCGGGCCGCTCGCACGTCCACTTCATCGCTGTACCTCCACATATGAGACGCCGTACGTTTCTATCTCGGGATGGTTGTCGAGTATTTCTGACCCGGTCGCGGGGTCGTAGTGCTCGATCGGGACGCCGACACCGCGCGCCCACTCAACCAAGGCCGCGGCGGCGCCTTCTGGCGTGACGTAGACGCCGATCCAACCGCCCCGATGCTCAATCAGTTCGAGTTGCGCGACCCACACCTTGGCTACTACGGCATATCCGGCGCGTTCGAGTGCGTCCAGCGCAGCATCTGCCTGTGGCCATCCACCGCCCAGGCTGTCCGCGATGATGTCGCGCGGTGCGGCGACGTCAGGGCCGGTCACGGTCGGATGTTCTGGCGTCGGACCTCGGCCAGTGTCTCGTCGACCATCTTGTCTGCCGCGTCGTTGGTCAGCCGGACGCCGTCGCCGACGAGGAATTCTTCTTTGTCGAGGTCGATGTCGTCGACGACCAGGTCATCGCCGAAGGTGAGGCGCTTGAGGTCGGCTTCGCTGTGACTGCTCATGAGGGTCATTGTGCCCCTCCTTTCCGGTACTTGGTGGGCATGGCGTGGATACATACCCAGGTCCAGTCCTGGGTGGCGTGTGGGACCAGGATCAGCTCCAGCTCGACACCGGTGTCGTCGGTGCCGATGAAGTAGAGGCGCCAGATGCCGTCGCGGTTGTCGACGAGGAGCGGCATACCTGCGTTGCGGAGTGCCGACGTGACGCGGCGCTTGTTGGCGCGCATCCGCGCTTTCGCTGTGAGTATCACTCTTGCCATGACTCAGAATGTATAGCGCACTATACGAAAGAACAAGCCTTAACGACCTTGCTTCTGTGTATAGCTCTGTATACGTTCCGAGTCATGAAAAGCCTTTATGTAAAACGTATTGCCGTCATCGGTGCCGCCATCGCGGCCCTAACGGTGCTCCCAACTGCGACCGCCTCCGCGTTTCCCGACCGTTGCCTGTATGCCGCGACAGACGCCAAGACCTGCCTGGGCGCCCGACCGGCGCCCTTCACGCCAGCCGGTGGCGGCGGATACAAACCACCGGAGGACCCGGAATGCCCTGAGGGCCAGCACCGTCCATCTACAGCTCCGGCAGGTCCTCGCGCGGGCGAAACTGGAGGTAACAGCGCTGGTAGCGGGTCTGCTAGTAGCGGTGGTTCCTCGGCGAGCGGAGGAGCTGGCGCCGGACGGTGATGGTCGCGGCTACCGAGCGGCTATACAGCCAAGCCTCAATCCTGTTGCAGCACCGCTATACCGCGGTATAGCTTCGTTTTCAGACAACAAAACAACGGACGACGTGAACAGAATGCAGGTCGGTTATCTCGGGGTACGCCCCCGTAGTTCAAGTTAGAACGCCCCGAGCCAAGCGGGGAAATGGAGCCAAACCCGCCCAGCGCCAACCACGTTCACGTCACCCCCAGGCCACAACTACATAGACACCAGATGGTGCGAGCAGGACGCAGGTCGGTTACCACTTGTAATGGAGAGGTCGCGGGTTCGAGTCCCGCCAGCCAGCCCCCGGCTGTAGCTCAGTTGGCAGAGCGCTAAACCCCGGTCAGCACACACACGTTCGCCCCATCACCCAACACAACTCCATGCACAGCACGGTGTGAACAGGACTTCGTTCGGTTATCTCCTTTCCTGAGAGAGACGCGGGTTCGAATCCCGCCAGCCATGAAAGTGGTTGTAGCTCAGCGGCCTAGAGCGCTAAACCCGGACGAAACCCACACGCTCACACCACCTCAAACACCAGCAGACGCATGCGTGCAGGCGGTGTGGACAGGACGCAGGTCGGTTACCAAAACAGTCAGGTGTGGGTTCGAGCCCCACCACCTCGCCCGCGGGGTGTAGCCCAATTGGTAGAGGCAATTGTCCACATAGGCCGGTCAGCACCCCACACGCCCACACCACCTACGCGCACGCACGACAGACAACCCGATGTGAACAGGAAGCTCGGTCGGTTATCACTCAATTGGTTAATGCAGGTTCAATCCCTGTCGCCTGCACTTAGTGCGGGTGTAAAAGCGAAATCCCGGTCAGCACACACACGTTCACATCACCCGCCCAATAGCCCTCGCGGGTGGCACGAGCAGGATCGCAGTCGGTTACCCCACCCCTCGCAAGGATGACGAACCCCGGCAGCCCTTCACACGTTCGCGCCGCCCGCACCCTCTAACAAGGAGATGCACGGTGGACGTTCTCACCACTATCGGAACCCGTAAGACGCCGCAGTCGCAGCAGGCGGACCCCCGGCAGGTGAAGAACTCCGCCGGTGGCTACACCTTCACCATCGACGACGAGGCCCTGCTGCACCGCTTCCTCACCCTCGGCACCGACGGCGGCACCTACTACACCACCGCCCCCGACCTCACCAAGGAAACAGCGGCCGTCGTGCTCCGCGCAGCAGCGGCCGACCCAGTCCGCCTCGTCCAGCACATCGTCGAGGTGTCTGTGGCCGGACGCGCACCCCGGCAGAACCCGGCCCTGTTCGCCCTCGCCATCGCCGCCGCAGCAGAGGACGTCGACGGCCGCCGCGCCGCCGCAGCAGCCCTGCCCACGGTCGCCCGCACCGGCACCCAGCTCTACACGTTCGTGAAGTACATGGAGCAGTTCCGCGGGTGGGGCCGCGCCATGCAGCGCGCCGTCGGCGGCTGGTACCTCGACAAGCCCGTCGACCGCCTCGCCTACCAGCTGGTCAAGTACCGGCAGCGCGAAGGCTGGATGCACCGGGACCTACTACGCCTGTCCGGCCCCACCACGGCGGACCCGGCCCGCCGCCTCGCCTTCAACTGGGCAGTCGGCAAGGGCCTGAACGACTACATCGGTAAGGTCCAGCCCCTCACTGCCGAGCAGTTGAAGGCGGGGGAGCGCAACGCCTCCCGGCCCAAGCTGCCTAACGTCGAGCTTGTGGTTGACCACCCCCTGGCGATCATCGAGGACTTCGAGGATGCCCAGCGCGCCACCCAGCCCAAGGAATGGGTGAGCATCATTCGACGTGGCAACGGCCTTCCCTGGGAAGCGTTGCCAGACGTCGCGCTCAACTTCACCGCTGTGTGGGAAGCGCTGATTGAGCACGGTCTGCCGCAGACCGCATTGATGCGCCAACTGCCTCGCCTGACCCGGCATGGGGTCCTCCATGGTGAATATCTGGATCGCGTGGTTGCTCAGCTCCAGGACGCCGACCGTCTACGCAAGGGACGCGTACACCCGGTCAACGTTCTGATCGCACAGCGCACCTACGCGTCCGGGCGTTCGGCGCGCGGCGACTCCACCTGGACGCCGGAACGCAAGGTCGTGGACGCTCTGGACGCCGCGTTCTACAACGCCTACGGCGCGGTAGAGCCGTCGGGCAAGCGCACCCTGCTGGCGCTGGACGTGTCCGGCTCCATGGGCGCCGCGATCTCGGGTATGCCGCTGACATGCCGCGAGGCCGCAGCCGCACTCGCACTCGTCACCACCAACGTTGAGCCCGACCACGAGGTCGTCGGCTTCACCGACGGACGACAGGCCGCGCGCTCGGGCTACGGCTACCGGTCCCAGCACCACATCACCCCGCTGGACATCACACCGCGCCGCCGCCTCGACGACGTGTGCCGGTACACCGCCGGACTCAGCTTCGGCGCCACCGACTGCGCACTCCCGATGCTGTGGGCACAACAGTCCAAGCGCGAGTTCGACACGTTCGTGGTCATCACCGACAACGAAACCTGGTTCGGCGACGTCCACCCACACCAGGCGCTCCGCGACTACCGCAACAAGACGGGCATCAACGCCCGCCTGATCGTTGTCGGCATGACGGCAACCCGCTTCACCATCGCCGACCCCGACGACCCCGGCCAGCTCGACGTGTCCGGTTTCGACTCGGCTGTCCCGCAGCTGATCTCGGACTTCTCGGCCGGACTGTAGGAACGCGTGGACCCAAGGGCACAGCAGGCGCGGGAGCATCACCGGTTGCAGCGTGATGCCTCCCGCGTCGGCGAACAACACCGGTACGAACGAGACCGGCTAGTTCGTGAACTGTGGACCACCGAACGAGAGAAGTGGACCTACGCCACGTTGGCCGCGGCGGTGACGTGCAGCCCGGGACTGATCCAGAAGATTCTCGACGGCCGCACCCCAACAGCCCAGCACGTCACCAGGTAAAGGAAGGCAGACGCCGCAATGGATTTCAACACCCCACTCCAAAGCCTGAACGGCTGGCCCGCCGCGGTCGTCCTTGCCGTCGTGGTCCTCTGCGTGACGGCCGTGATCATCGCGGTTATCCGCGCCGACTAACGCTCGACGCGACGTATAGCGCACTATACAGTCTGAATCATGAATGAGACCCTGACGGCCCAGCAGCTAGCGTCCTTTGAGGACAGCCTCAATAACTATGCAGGCGACGGTGAATTGCCCACTATCCGAACGGACTACAGCGGTCGGGCCATGTACGGCAGGGAATGCCTAGCCGTCGTACTCGACGACTCCAGCTTCACCCCCGCAGTCACCGCCGAACTGGCCTACGTCCTGGCAGACACCGACGATGACGTCGCGGAACTCGTAGACCGTATCTGGTCGCTGCCCACCTACACCGACAACATGGGCCACCGCACCGTCATCTACTGGCCAAACATCAAGGCTCCCAACACTGCCGGAGAGGACTAGACGACCATGACGACACCCGCCCCGCGCATGTTCGGCCTCGGCGCCATCTTGACCGTGACGACCGACCTGATGCTGGTAGCCGACATCGGCGACATCTACGCACTCCTCAACTACATGACCGGCGACAACCTGTTTACCCATCAATTGCCTCGTGCCGCAGGCGAATGCAAGCCAGCACTGCTGGCACAACATCCCCAACTGGCCGACGTCGACGTACCCGAAATGCCTGATGCAGAGGCCTACATGACCTACCTGGCCAACCTGGAAAAGGTGCACGGCGCCGAACTGGCCGTCACACCGCTGGCCGCGGGCGCGCACAAGCACATCAACCCGTTGACCGAGCTAGCCGACATGATGCCCGGCAGGCCCATCATCACCGTTGTCGCACCATGAAGCAGCCAGAACCAGGCGACTACGAAGTGGGAGAGCTTACCCAGGCCGCTATCGGCATGGGCATTAGCTTCGTCACTCTCGGCTCCCAAGACCGAGACATCACCGTGACCGGAGAATTACGGCAGATCTACTTCTGCGCCGACATGGCCACCCTGCACGTGCTGCATAGCGAAACCCCTTTCGTCATGGACGAATACATGTTCACTGGCGACGAGACAGTGACGTTGACGGCATGACCACCTCAACCCGTGACGCACTGCCGGACTGGATGACCGTCGGCGCCGAAGTGATGCAGATACAGGACCGGCGCTTCTACCCCAGCATCGTCACCCATGGCACTGTGGCCCGCATCCTCGGCCGGGACATCGTGGTGGTCGACACTGACTGCAAGGAGCTGCTGCGTTTCCGCCGCACCGACTACTCCCCGAATGACGATTACTTCCGGCGTCGTGCCAGCTCTTACGAATACGCCGATTCTGTCTACCTGTATCGCGCCGACGACCCCATGGCGGTGGCCATAGAGCGCCGGGCCCTCATCGCGGAAGGCATCAGCAACATCGCCCGGTGCGCCCGCACGCTCTCTATGGCCAGTCAGCCGTGGAAGGACTCGCATACCGCCGACGCCCTCGAAGACATGGCGGCGACCGCCACGCAGTTGGCCGCACTGATCAGGGAGGGCCGATGATCCGGGAGCTAGGTATCCGTCGCTGGTTGGCTTGGCGCCTGGTCCAGCTGGCCCACCGCATTGCCGATACGACGGTCGCGGAGCGCATCGTGATCGTGGCGCCCGACGGCGGTCCGGTCATTGAATGGGAGATCGAGGGAGACGCCTACGGCAACGGGGTGTCCAGCCAGACCGGCCTCACCCACTTCGCGCCCGGCTATACCGCGCTGCACATTTTCGACGGCGAGCCCACCTACCCGTACGACCTACACGCGATGGCCGCGTGGGCGCGGCTGCGCGCCTGGGAGGCAGCGCACCGGTGAGGAACCCGGAGGCCGATGTCGTCGACGCGATAGCAGCGCTGGTCGACGACCAGCTTGAGCAGGAACGGTCGGGCTACGACCACAACATCAACCAGGACACCTGCCCGAAGTGTGGCGGCCCCTGGCACGGCCTCGTGCGCGGCACCTGCCCTGGCGCGACCGGCGTCCGGGGGAGCGAATCAGAACCTGCGACGGTCTCGCCCCTCGCCCAGATCACCCTGCCCGTCGAGCCGTGGCAGTGGCAGCAGCAGCGTTACTCGCAGCCCACCGTCACCGACGACAACGAACCGCTCCACTCGGAGTTTCGCCTGGTCATACCTCAAGAAACACACCCCCGCTTTGAATTTCATGAACCCGGCGACGACCCGCCAGCGTTGGATTTTCGATACCGGGTCATCGACCTACGCTGCATGTCGGCGTACTACCCCATGACAGACTTTGTGGCGCTAGGAATACGGGTGGAAGACCAAACCCTGACCCACACTTACCCGGCCGAGCTGATACACCGCGTCGTGCCCGGCTACCGCTTGGCCCACACCGTGCTACCGCCACACCTGCCCGACAGCTACGTGGAGCTGTACACACACCCCAACTACGGCGCGGTAGCCATGTTCCGTATCAAGGGCGGCGCGCTCCAGTTCCGCCTCCGCTTTGCAGGGTTGGGTCGCCCATGACCGACAACCTGCCCGTTCAACAGCCACAGCCGGTCATCGCGCGTCGACTGCCCGGCCCGGCCGACTGCTGGTGGCGCCTCGGTCCCAATATCCGTACCAGCAGGACTGCGGAGGACCGCGGCTTGGTCAACGTGGTGCAACACGTCGACTTCGACAGCAGGGGCTTCTACCTCACCATCGAGCTACGCGACGGCTGCACACAAGACGTCTGGCCGTCCGACTACAACCTGGTGCTGACCGACCCAGACAACACCGACTTCTACCCACCGACACGTGTTGTGCCACAACGTTTGAAGGCACTAGACCTTCTGACGGCGCGACCGCCCCTGCTTCGTATCCCGTTGGAATGGCAGCAGATAACCCGCCGGGGCGACCACGACCACCCCGGCGAAGACATGCGCAACTGGAGGTACGACAACCCATGGTCGTAGACGCCGACTGGAAACCACCCCGCACCAAGAACGGGCTACGCCGCCTGCTGGCGCGATACCGCGCCACCATCACCGGCCTGCGCACTGAGCGTGATAGGTGGGAGCAGCGTTACGAGGATGAGCACCAACGCATCGTCAACCTAGCTCTGGAGCACCTTCCCCAGATCGACGCCACATCCGAGGACAGCCTTCCCGGCTTCGATAAGACCATCTCACTGTTCGGCGACCATCAACCTCTTCCGCGGCCGTTTCCCGGGCGACCACCTTCCAGTACGTCAGGGCCGCTGAGGGGTCGGGAAGGTTAACCGGAAACAGCTTGGTGTCGCGGCGCGGCAACTCGGACGGCACGGGGAGTTCGCGCACGGCTGTCAGCTGGGACCACTGGTACCCAATGCGGTTCCACCATGGGTACCTCGCTGGCCGGTCATTTACCGAGTTGGACACTTCAGAAGGTGTTGGTAGTCCCTGCCGGTTCAGAATGTCCTTCACCCCGGGGCCTCTAGCCAACGAGTACGTCGCCTCGTATCTTTCAGCGGCCTTGCGAAGCGCAGTCAGGGCATCGTCTTGCCGGTCCCAGCTGACCTCGGCATACCAGACCTTCGCGTAGATGGCGTAGTACTGCGGCAGTACGTAGAAAGAGCGCTCCCGCAGTATTTCCCGCGGGGCGCGCTCCATCGCTTCGTCGAGGACCTTGAGCAGGTTCTTGGTGATGACGAAGTCCTCGTAGGCGTCCATCGTGGACAGGTACACCTCTGACAGGTTCATGATGCCGACCCTAAACCGCAGAACACCAACCGTGCTGGCTACTCGGCAACCTCCCTGTCCCGCGGCTCGTGGCACGATTGCTGCATGGCACTCACATTGGACGCGGACCACCTACGTACGTCTGTCACCGAGCTGCGTCGGCTTGAGGACAACGTGCGCCTGAACCCTGATGCCGTCTTTTGGTCGGAGATAAAGCGGATCGCCGAATCGGTGGGTGTCGACAAGAATGACCCAGTCACTCGACCGCTGGCCGAACTGATTGCCGAAAAGGAACAAAGACAGAAGGTAACCGGCGATATCGTCCGCCTGTTCGTGGACGTGGTGTGGCGTGCCGCTCGACTGGTCGAGGGATTGCAGGACGAGATCTACCACATGACGCGGCCGGTCCTGCACGACCAGCCCTACACAGGGTAGACCCCGACACACCCGTCTGACCTGCATACGGGCCTGCGCCCGTATCACGTGTTATACATATGTCGTTGGCACCGCTGTGCCCTAAACGCCCCCGGACCTCACCCCGGGGGCGTTTCGTTTATCCGCTTCCCGCCCCCGCGCCGCGTCAACCCGGTACCGCTGATACTGCCGGTAAGCGCGCGACCCCAGGTTCGCCGCGTGCTCGGCGCCAGGGTCACCAGGTACGCCACCACATCGCCGCCCGGCCTGTCGGGCGGGTGGTACGCCGATGCCCAGGACGCCCCAACTCCTTGGGGGTGAGGGCGCGCTGCGCCGCGCTGGCGGGAAGCCCCAAGGCTGGTGCACCGGGCCGCCATTTGCCCTCGCGTGGAACAAGCTGGGCAGCTATCGCGTCACGGCCGAACGGGTAACTAGGCCCGGTGTACCCCAAACATGTTGTTAGGCAGGGAGATACACGCAATGGACGATTCTTCGATCCTGCCCGGTCAACGTCCTTCGACCACATTCGTCGACCGCCTGCTGGACAAGCTGATTGACCGGGTACTAGACCGCGTATTCGCGCGAATCGGCGAACTCGACGACAAGCTGCCCGTGATCGCCGACGCCGTTACCCGCGCAATCCTGGACCGCACTGGCCTCAACAAGTTCGACGAACTCGCAAAAACCATTGTGACAGAGCTACTTTCACGCCTACGCGGTCTCCCGTCCATCCCCTTCAAGAACCTCTTCCCCAACCTAGGAGACCCTGATGGCCGCACGCCTTGAGATCCGCTTCAACGACCGCGTCATCTACTTGCAGGACGTCGACGAATACACCATCGACACCACCGCGGAAGGCACGGTAACGCTGGCCGCCATCGAGTCCGGGCATCGCGCCGACCCCGCAATCCCGACCGGCACCGTCATGGACGGCGTCATCAGCCTCGACAACCTGCCGCCAGAGTCCGTCGTCATCGCGCCGGACGCCCACCTCAGCGATGTCACCAACCAGGACCCCGAGGTGCTGGAGACCGTGCACACCGGCGAGGCGTACACGACGACCGGCGGCGAGGACCACACCCCGGCGGCGGACACCGGTAAGGGCGCCAAGGGCAAGTGAGCGCTCTGCCAGAGTCGTTCACGGTCAGCTACGACACCTGGGCCGGTGTCACCGACCGCCAGACCGACCCGGACAACGAGCCGGACATCCGACCCGTCACCGGCACCATCCTGTTCCGGTACCGGGTGCCGTCCGGCTGGGCGTTCCGCGCCGCCGAGTACGACCCACGCCCCACCGACTTCGCGCTCGACACCTTCACCGCCCGTCTCGACGAGGGCCGGTTGAAGCAGCTGGATGGCACGGTCAACGTCAAGCTCATCGCCAACACCCCCCTCCTGGCGTGGGACCAGCCGCTGTACATCGACATCAGCTTCTCCAACATCGTGTTCAACCGCGGTGACCGGGCATGGCGGAACTTCGCCATCGTCGCCCCCACCACCGGTGGTGGGACGGTCAACCTGACCACGGTGCAGCGGTACCCGTTCCTCACGCCGCAGCAGTACGAGGGCTGGTTCCAGAACCACCCGGCGCCCGTCTGATGCGCGCCGGTGTCGTAGTCGCCCGTAGCCGTGAGGACGGGGAGCGGGTGGCCGACCTCCTGGACCTGACGGGCTGGCAGATCATCACACCGGGGCAGTCCCGTAAGGGCCGCCGATGCAAGCCCGTGGTGATCACCACCGACCCCGACCTCCTCACCCCCGACGTCGTGGCCACCGTCGCAGGCATGGCGTACCCGGCATCCCAGCCGCTGACCTTCTACACCCTGCTCCTCACACTGCCCACCCCGACCGCACCAACGCCGCGCGCCCCCGAGGTGTGCGGGCACTGCGGCCAGCAGCTCGGCGGCGCATGCCCCGGCTGCCACCGACGTCAGCACGACCACACCAAGAAGAAGTGCTACCTGTGCTGACCCCACCCCCACTCCACGACCCGCTGCTGCGAGCAGTGATCGACGAGGCAGGTCTGACCATGACCTGCAACCTATGGCGCCAAGGAGAACCAGCCATGTTCCACAGCACCCCCACCAGCCACGCAGACATCGACCACCGGTTCAACTACCACCGACCCGATGTCGACCAGGTCACCCGCCACGAGAGCATCCGCGGGAAGTGCCGGGACTTGGCGCACGACCTCGACTCGATCCTCCCGCCGGGCCGCGAGAAGGCCCTCGCGTTGACCAAGCTGGAGGAAGCGCTGATGTGGGGCAACGCAGCCATCGCCCGCGAGGTCCTGCGGGAGCCGATCGCCAACGCCCACCAGTCCGTCATCCAGGACCACCACGCATGACCACCGCAGAGAAGGTCCACCAGGACGCCGTCGCTGGGCCGAAGGTCACCGTGGTCACAGTTAGCGGCGACCGCCAGCACGGCAAGACCCATATCCTGCTCGACCTCGTCGCCGGTGAGATTCGGCGCGGCCGTTTCGTGCTGTACGAGACGTCGGACTGGCCCGTGGCACAGGAACACCACCGCAACCTGGTCGACATCCATCTCATGCCGGGCATCGACGTGCTGGAGCGGGTCCGCCGCAGTGCTAACGACCTGTCCGTCCGACACCGCTCCGGCGGCCGGGTCCAGTTCCTGTCCATCGGACGGACCCGTAGCGGCGCGCACTACCGGGCCGACACGTACGTCTTCGACGACGTCCCGGTACCGCGGGAGCTGCTGTACGGCCCGCCCGCCCGCATCTACCACGCGCCGCGCGCCGATGATCGGCTGTTCTGGTGAGCAACCAGCGCACGATCCGCGCCGTTATCCCGGTCCTGCCCGACATGGACATGGACCAGGTGCTCTGGCACACCCGCGAGTCGATTGAGACCACCGCGGCGGCCGACGGCCTCACCGTCGTCGCTGTCACATCGGCCGTAATCCCTGTCGACGCCCTACCGAAGGACCCGAACACCGGTGTACCGCTCGCAGCCGCCAACCTTGAACGGCCACTCGCCGAGTACACGTTCTGCGAGTTCGTAGCGACCGTAGAGCGACCCGAGGCCGACACCAGTAACCCCCCATGCGGCTACTGCGGACACCCCTCCCACGCCGACGGCAAGTGCGAGCACCCGGCACCCGACTGGCTCGGCGGCCCAGACGCCCTGTGCACTGGCTGCCCCGGTGACGCCGACATCCGCGGCCACAAGCCCGTGGGTCTCCACTGATGACCGGCCAGCGTGTAGGCGTCGTCATCGACGGCGTCGTGTACATCGACCACGTGAGCGGCAAGAAGTATTCAGGGGTCCATGCCTTCGGCGGACTTACACCTGACTTAGAACCACCCGCCTGCCCGGCACCCGGCCAGGACCCAGTCGCCCGCGCCCACAGGCGCATCACCGAGCTGTACGACACCGTGCGGTACCTGACCGCACCCCGCTGGAAGCGGCCACTGCTCCGCATACTCCGGTGGTTCCGCTAATGGCCGACAACGTCACCCGCCTCGACGACCACCGCACACCGCTGACCACCAACCACCGCTGCATCAAATGCGGTAGCGAGTGGTTCCGGCTGGACGGAACCCTCGCCGGACCCGATGCGCCCGCCCACGGCGCCGTGGTCCTGGCCGCCGACGACCGCATCCGCATAACCGGCTACTGCGGCACACCCCGCTGCCTGGAGTGCGGCCACCTGGTGGCGGTCTAGTGCTGTACGTGGTGACCGGCCCACCCGCAGCAGGCAAGTCCACCTGGGTACAGGCCAACGCCCAGCCCGGCGACATCACCATCGACTACGACGCCATCGCCAACGTCCTCACCCCGCCCGACGGTGACCCCCACAGCTACCCCGAGCATGTGAAGGCCGTAACGAAGGCAGCCCGGCAGGCAGCCATAGACACCGCGGTCCTACTGATCGCCACCACCGACGTGTACGTCATCCACTCCACCCCCAGCGAGGCCCTGCTCACCAAGTACCGAGCACTGGGCGCTGAGGTCGTAACCATCAACCCCGGCAAGGACGTGGTGCTCGCCCGCGCCCAGCAGCAGCGGCCCCACAACATCCAGCAGGCAGCCCGCCACTGGTACGAGACCCACGACGAAGCGCCCACCACACCCGTGGACCCCGCCAACGTCCAGGGCCTGGACGCAGATGGACGCCCACGTTCCCGCGCCTACCGCAAGCTCGTCGCCGACTTCCGCACCGCCTGCGCCCACCACACCAACGACGACGGCACCACCGGCGCACCCTGCTGGATCTGCCACCGACCCATCGACTACACCATCACCGACCCGTACCACCCCGACGTCTTCAACGCCGACCACGCCGCACCAGTCAAGGAACGCCCCGAGCTGGCCATGGACATCAACAACCTCCGGCCCTCCCACCGCGACTGCAACCTCAAACGCGGCACCGACGACGCCCACATCGACATCGGTTTGCCCTCAGAGCAGTGGTGACGCTGAAACGCCCTGTGCGCCCCTGCGCCACAGAGGACCGATGACACCCGACACCCCACAAACGGCCGTCTCAGGGCCAACCAGAGGGGTAAGGGGGCTCCGAAACTTCAAACGCCCAGGCGAGGCCCATGCCGCCCGGCTTGTGTCCTCCCCCCCCCGACGAAAGTTGACGGAATCCACATGACCACGACCCCCGAGGACCTGGTCGTCCGAGTGTTTGCTGTAACCGACCTGAGGACTTTCGCCGGCAACCCTCGGCGCGGACAGGTCGATGCCATCGTCCAGTCGCTCTCCCGTCATGGCCAGTACCGGCCGATTGTCGTCAACGCGGGCACTAAGACAGGTCGCCCGATGGAGGTGCTGGCGGGCAACCACACCCTCCTGGCGGCCCGCAAGCTGGGCTGGGACACCATCAGTGCCACGTTGCTGGACGTGTCCGAGCAGCAGGCCAAGGCCATCGTCGCGGCCGACAACCGTTTGTCCGACCTGGGTGACTACGACACCGCGGAACTGCTGGCGCTCCTGGAGGGCTTGGACGAGCTGGACGGCACCGGTTACACGGCGGCCGACCTGGAGGAGCTGGCGTCCGAGCTGACCGTGCCGGACGGAGACGGTGCGGTGTCCGATGCCAAGAGCACGCTGGCCTCCCGGTTCGGGGTTCCACCGTTCACGGTGCTCGATGCCAAGCAGGGCGCCTGGAAGCAACGGGTTAAGGCGTGGAAGGCGCTCGGAATCGCCTCGGCGTCCGGCCGCTCGGTCGATACAGAAGGTGGGTCGGATGCCCGTGCCGCAACGGGCATCATGGCGTTCAAGGCGCCTCAGTCGATCTACGCCAACTGGTACGAGATCAAGAACGCCGCTGAGAAGAAGATCGGCCGGACGTTGACCACCGCCGAGATCATGGAGCGCTACGGCGACGAGCTGAAGTTCTACGCCGAGGGCGGCGCCATCTCAGTATTCGACCCGGTGCTCGCCGAGCTGCTGGTGTCGTGGTTCTCACCGGTGGAGGCCGACGTCATCGACCCATGGTCCGGCGGCTCGGTCCGGGGTGTCGTATCGGCCGCCCTCGGCCGCAGGTACACCGGCATCGACCTGTCCGGTGACCAGCTGGCGGTGAACGGGGAACAGTGGGCGGTGGTGGAGCCGCGACTCCCGCAGATGGCCACGACCGTCACGGCACCGCAGTGGATTCAGGGCGACTCTCGCGACGTTCTCAAGACCCTGGATGACGAGTCGTTCGACATGATGATCGGCTGCCCGCCCTACTACGACCTGGAGCAGTACTCCAAGGACCCGGCCGACCTGTCGGCCATGTCCACGGACGAGTTCGACGCCGCCTTCATCGAGACCATCGCCGAGGTGGCCCGGGTGCTGCGGCCCGACTCGTTCGCGGCACTCGTGGTCGGGTCAGCCCGCGACAAGCGCGGGGACCTACGCGATATGCGATCCCTGGTTTCCCGCGCGGCCGACGCCACCGGAATGAAGCTCGCCAACGACGCCGTACTCCTGACCGCCATCGGGTCCAACGCCGCCCGCGCGGCACGCCCCTTCTCCAAAGGTCGCGCACTGGGCCGGGTGCACCAGGACATCTTGGTGTTGGTGAAGGGCGACCGGATACGGGCTGCACGCCGTTGCGGGGAGGAAGTCACCTTGATCGCGGAACCCGAGCTGGACGAGGACGGTGAGGATTGATGCGCGCTGCCGAGCGCCTGGAGCGGGATATGAAGGCGGTGCGGCTGTTCATCGCCGGGAAGTCATTCCGCGCCATCCAGGAGGCGTGCGGCTACAACACCCTGGCCGCCTGCCACAAGGCGGTACGCCGTGAGATGGCGAAGTCAGAGCGGCGCGACCTGCTCCGCGACAAGGCTTTCGACGTCTACCTGGAGCGGCTGGAGGCACTGTGGGCCGCCCACTACCCGCGGGCGGTCGCCGGAGACACCCGATCTGCTGAACACTGCCGCCGCGTCGCTCAACAGGAGGCCCGGCTATTCGGGCTTGAGCCAGCGGCCGGGAGCCGGGTTGGCGGAGACCCGCCGGACCCCGACGGCACCGAAGACGACGAGAGCACCGAGGGCAGTGGCGACGCCACCGGTGACAACGTGAGTGACCTCGACGAGTGGCGTTCTCGACAGAACGCTTAGGGGACACACGGTCCCCAGGCTGTTCACGCCACCCCTAGCTGATCACTGCGACCCCGACCTACCCGAGACCTGCGAATGCGGGTGTGGCCTAAACCCCGCTACCTCGTGGGGCTTTGGCTGCATCGACTTTCTCGAAAACGTCGTCAACTGGGAACTTCTGCCGTACCAGAAGTGGCTCTACATCCACGCCCTGGAGAAGGGCGCCAACGGAACCGGATTCAGGTTCCGCACCGTCTGCATTTTGATCGCCCGCCAGAACGGCAAAACCCAGTGGCTGCGCGGCCTCGGCCTCTGGCGCCTGTACCTCAACAAGACCGGCCGCCCGATGGTCGGGAAGCCACCGGCGGCGAAAACGGTCCTGATCGCCGCGCAGGGCCTGGAGTACGCCGAGGCGACGCTGGGCGAAGTCGTCATCAACGTCGACGAATGCCCAGCCCTCAAGCGGGAATTCGTCAAGCACGTACAGACGAACGGCAAGCACCGCATGCTGCTGACTGGCCGCCGGTCATGGCGCGCGGTCGCCGCAAACCGCAAGGGCGGCCGTTCCTTCTCCGTCGATCTGGCGCAGCTGGACGAGCTGCGCGAGCACCACGACTGGCTGGCCTGGGATGCCATCGTCCCGACCACTACTGCCCGGCCGAACAGCCAAGTTGTCTGCGCATCCAACGCCGGGGACAAGCGCTCCATGGTGCTTCGTTCTGTCCGGCAGGGCTGCCTAGAAGACATCTACCGGCGGGACACCGACGGCACCAGCACCGGCCTATTCGAGTGGTCGGCACCGGACGACGCCGAGCCGAGCAACCGGTCGGTGTGGCCCATGGCCAACCCCGCCCTCGGCTGGCTGCCGGGCCACGACGAGGAATCACTGGCCGCCAAATACGAGGCGAAGCGCGGCGACATCGCCGGATTCAAGACCGAGCACCTATGCCAATGGGTCGACACCTTGTTGCCCGGAATCATCGAGCCCGAGCACTGGGCGGAAACGATGGACCCGGACTCACGCAGGGCTGAGGGGGCGCCTGTGTGGGCTGCCGTAGACGTCAACTTCCAACGCTCCCGCGCATATATCGCCATCGCGGCGCGCCGCGCGGACGGCCTTCTACACGTCGAAGTCGTGAAGGCCGGACGCGGAACCGACTGGATCATCCCGTGGTTCACCGACTCCACACGCGCCGGAAAGTTCGTCGCAGTGGCTGTACAGGTCCGCGGTGCGCCAGCCTCCGGGCTGATCGAGGGCATGGAAAAGGCCCAAATCCCGGTACTGGAGTGGGGCGGCCCGGACCTCGCGAAGGCGTGCGGCGACTTCTACGACGGCCTCGTGCAACGCGGCATCAAGCACCGGCCCCAGGCAGCACTAGACACCGCCGCCGCATCCGCCGCAGCGAAATCACTAGGCGACGCATGGGTATTCGACCGCAAGGGAAGCCCGGTCGACGCCTCTCCGCTGGTTGCCTGCGCCGCGGCGGCGTGGGCCGAATCCAAGGGGATACCGGAGCCAGAACCGGTACCCGTAATCCATGAATGGCCCGACGACGAGGAGATCGCGCGATGGGAACGAGGGGAGTTTGAGTGATCAGGTTTGCCGTAGCAACGCTCGTTGAGCTGCTAGGAATCTTCGCGATTGTCGCTGGCGTGTGGGTAATTTACCCCCCAGCAGGGTTAATTGTCACCGGAATAGGTTGTGTAGCAATAGGTTTAGCGATAGACCCGCCTCCTAGTCGTGAGCGGCGGACTGAGCAGTGAGCTTCCTGTCCCGCATCTTCACCGGCGCACCCGCGGTGGAGGAGCGGGCCATCACCAGCTCGTCGTTTGTGCCCACCCCGGCCGAGGACGCCGCTATGAACGGCATGTACGGGTACGGGTCCATGACGCCGACGGGCACCCGCGAGATGCAGGTCGCCGCCTTCTCCGCCTGCGTAACGCTTCTCGCCGACACCATCGCCGCGCTGCCGCTTGTCGCGTACCGGCGTCAGGGCAAGACCAAGGTGGCCCTCGATCCCCAGCCCGTCATCGTCCAACAGCCTTACGTAGAAAACACGATCTTCGACTGGGTCTGGATGCTGGTTGAAGCGCTGGCTGTAACTGGAAACGGATACGGCTACATAACATCCCGCGGCCCCGACGATCGGCCACGCGGCATCATGCCCGTCCATCCCGACTGCATCACAGTGGAGATGCCCGACAAGGACCGGTGGCCCAACCCCAACTATTACGTTGAGGGCAGCAAGGTCGACCGCTCCGACATCCTCCATATCAAGCGATACCCCATCGCCGGAGCGGCACTCGGACTGTCCCCCGTGCAACGCGCAGCAGCAGCCGTCGGCATCGCCCTTGCCGCAGAACGATACGGACTCAACTACTTCCGCGACTCAGCCAACCCCAGCTCCGTCCTTGAAACAGACCTCGTCCTAGACGCCACCGCAACCAAGAATCTGCAACAGCAATGGATCGCCAGCCATGGCGGCCGTCGCCGCCCCGCGATCCTTTCCGGCGGGGTGAAGTGGCGTCCAATCGCCATATCGCCCAACGAGTCCCAGTTCCTGGAGACCCGTAAGTACCAGCGCGGCGAGATCGCCATGCTGTTCCGTATCCCGCCCCACATGATCGGCGACACCGAGAAGACGACCTCATGGGGTACCGGCATCGAGCAGCAGTCCACCGGCTTCGTCCGGTACACCCTGCGCCCCTGGCTCACCTGCATTGAGCAGCAACTGTCCGCACTGCTTCCGCGCGGCGTTTTCGTGAAGTTCGACGTCAACGACCTGCTCCGCGGTGACATCAAGTCCCTATGGACGTCCTACAAGGCCGGTCGCGACGCCGGTGTCTACAGCGTCAACGACATCCGCGAACGCGAGGACATGGAACCGGTTGAGGGCGGCGATATCCGGCTGCAACCCACCAACATGGCGCCCCTGGGCTGGACGCCCCCGGACCCACCCGGGACGGCCGAGGCAGAGCCAGAACCTGAGGACGACGAGACCCCCGAAGAAGAACCGGCCGACGAACCTGACGAGGACGAAGAAGGCACGGGACAGGAGGACCAATGACCACCAACACCATTCGCGCCGACCGCGACAACCGCAAGGACGTCTGGGAGCACCGCCGGACATCCTCGTTCGAAGTCCGCGAGGACAGCGACACCATCACCCTCACCGGGTACGCGTCGACGTTCGAGCCATACGAGATGTACGGCGGTCCCGACGCTGGCGGCTGGATCGAGCAGCTGGACAAGGCTGCGTTCACCAACACCCTCCGTGAGAAGCCGGACCTACACCTGCTGATCAACCACGAGGGCATGCCGCTTGCGCGCACCAAGTCCGACACCCTCCAGCTGGGTGTCGACCGGCACGGGCTCAAGGTCACAGCCCAGCTCGACCGGTCCGACCCCGACGTACAACGGCTGGAGCCGAAGATGCGCCGCAAGGACATGGACGAGATGTCCTTTGCGTTCCGCGTGAAGGGTCAGAAGTGGGAGTGCACCGAGGAATTCCCGGAGGACAACTACGCCCTCCGCACCATCACTGAGGTCTCGCTGCACAAGGGAGATGTGTCCGTGGTCAACTTCGGCGCCAACCCCACCACCAGCGCCGAACTCAAGTCAGTCGACCAGGCCCTCGCGTTCCTAGCTGACTGCGACCCCGGAGCGCTCGCTGAAATCCGTTCCGACGGTGACCTTCTCCGCCGAGCACGCGCCGTCCTGAACTCCCTCGGCAGCATCGACAAGGTTGCCGCGCTACAGGCGGCCCAGGGCAATGCCCGCGCCGCCGCAGACGCTGCGTCTGCCGCAGCCCAGGTTCTGCAATCTCGATCCGAGAACGATGCCCCCAAGGGTATGTCGCTACGAGAAGCCATGGCCCGTCAGGGCTTTGCGTCTGAGGACGGCTCCGTGCTGTCCCTCAACGACGCGCTCGCAGTCATCGACCGGTAACACCCGGCGCCAGTAGGCGCCCCACAAATTCCATCCGACGCACCAACCACAAGGCCCCCGCCACCCCGGGGGCCTTTTTCGTGCGCCGGGTCGAACGGCCTGCCCCCGCTCGGGGCCGCCGGTGCCCCGCTCGGGCCGCCCACCAAATCAAAACGCCCACAAGGGCATACACGAAAGGAACGAACCTCAATGACTGAGTCTGTTGAGGAAGCGCGCATCAAGCGGCTGTCTTCGCTGCGTGCCACGGCCGAGTCCGAGCTGGAGACCCTCGTGGCACAGCGGACGGCCATCACCGAAATCGTCAAGGAAGAGGCCCGTGAGGACCTCACCCCCGAGGAAGACGTCGATTTCCGCGCGAAGTCGGCCGCGATCAAGGCCAAGCAGGGTGAGATCGCGGGCTACAACGAGCGCATCCAGGAGCTGTCCGACGAGATCGAGCGGTCCGGGAAGCTGAACGACGAGGCCGCCAAGGTCCGTCGCGCACAGGCCCGCGTCGAGTCGGTCAAGGAAGCAGCCGCCTACGCCAAGGGCAACGGCCGGTCCTACCTCCAGGACCTCATGCGGGTCCAGCGGAACATGGACCCGAACGGCCAGAGCCTGGAACGGCTCCAGCGTCACGCCCAGGACGTCGCCAGCGACTCCGAGTACCGCGACCTGGACCGTACCGACGGCAACGGTGGCTACTTCGTGCCCCCGGCCTGGCTGGTCAACCAGTACGTGCCCCTGGCGCGCGCTGGCCGCGCCTACGCCAACCTGGTCACCTCCCAGCCGCTGCCGTCTGGCACCGACAGCATCAACATCCCCAAGGTCACCGCGGGGACCGCGACTGCTGTACAGACGGCCGATAACGCGGCCGTCGCCGAGCAGGACCTCGACGACAACTTCATCGAGGCCAAGGTGCGGACCGTCGCCGGTCAGCAGGACGTCGCAATCCAGCTCCTGGATCAGTCACCCGTCAACTTCGACGAGGTCGTCTTCCAAGATCTGATCGCAGACTTCGGCACCAAGCTGGACCTCCAGGTCCTTGCAGGTTCCGGGGCCAGCGGCCAGGTGCTGGGTGTCCACGGCACCCCGGGCATCGGCACCATCGCCATCACCGCGCTGACGGTGGCCTCGTTCTACGCGGCCATCGCCGACGCGATCCAGCGGGTACACACCAGCCGGTTCCTGCCCCCGACGCACATCGTGATGCACCCCCGCCGTTGGGGCTGGCTCACCGCGTCGCTGGACGGCGATCAGCGTCCGCTCGTGCTGCCTGCGGCCAACGCACCGCAGAACGCCCTCGCCACTCTGGACGCCGTCGCGTCCCAGCAGGTGGTCGGCCAGCTCCAGGGCCTGCCGGTGGTGACCGACCCCAACATCGGCACCGCGTACGGCACCGGCACCAACGAGGACGTTGTGTACGTGCAGCGCTCCGCGGACCTGCTGCTGTTCGAGTCGGGTATCCGTACCCGCACCCTGCCGGAGCCGGGCGCGAAGAACCTGACGGTGTGCCTCCAGGTGTACGGCTACCTGGCCTTCACCGCCGGGCGCTACCCGCAGTCCGTGGTCGAGATCGGCGGACTGACCCCGCCCGCTTTCTGACCCACCGCTAGGCCACCCACCGTCCCGTACCCCGGGGCGGTGGGTGCGCCCAGCACCCCGGCACGACAACAACAGAGGAGCTGAAATCCCATGGCAGTACAGAAGCGCGACGCCGTCGCGGACACCGTCGCGGCACTGGAGACCAAGCGCGAGCTGCTGGCGTCCCTCGGCGAAGACACCTCCGCCATCGACGCGAAGCTCGCCGAGTGGCGCGCAGACATTGACCCGGTCGAGCCCGCCCCGCCGGTCGAGAACAAGGTCGCCCCCGCGGCGCCGGAGAAGGCAACCCCGCCCGCATCCGACAACGCAGCCGCCAAGCCCGGTAAGGCCGCGCCCGCCAAGGCAACCGCCACCAAGACGGAACCTGCACCGGCACAGGTGAAGACCGAGGAGACCAAGGCCGCTGATGGCGGACCTGGTAACGACAACTGACCTCGGCAAGTTCGAGGCTGGTGACCGGCAGTGGTTCCTCGACACCGCTGAATCGGCGGTGCGGGACTACTGCGACTGGCACATCGCACCGTCTCGCCGTGAGGTGGATCGGCGATGCGAAATTGGGGAGCGCGGCATCATCATGCTGCACTCCCTGCATGTCACCGACGTTGAGTCCGTGAAGGTCGACGGCCAGGTACTCGAACCAGATGAATACGACTGGGACGAGGCGGGATTCATTACACGGACCCGCACCACCTGGCCGCGCGGCCGGTACTGGCCAGTCTTCGGGCTGCCCTCGCCGCGCTACGCCTACGTCACCTTCACTCACGGCTACCCAGAGGTACCGCTGGCGGTGAAAGCGGTAATACTGGAGTTGGCGTCCAGCGGCATCGAGCTGCCGTCATCGGTAGCCACCGAGGCCACCGGTGGCCCGTTCCGCATCAAGTTCAAGGGCACCTCGGGTCTGTCGCTCAACGACGACCACAAGTCCCGGCTGGCCGACTACCGCATCCAGGCCATCGCGTGAGTGTCTTCCCCGAGCCCTACGACATCGCGCACTACCCGTACAGCGCGACAGCGGGAAAGAACGCCCACGGCAACACCATTGGCGGCGTCGCAGAGGCGCCGACGCCACGGCGGGCGATGGCCTTCTACCCCCGCGGTGAACGCGCAGCCGACAGGGTCGAGCCGGTAGCACCGGAGTACGTGGCCCGGCACATCGCCGAGCTGACAATGCTGGTGAAAGACCCAACGGTCTACAAAACCCAGGACCAGGTCGACATCCACGGCGCCCGCTTCGATGTCGTCGGCATGGGAGCTGACGGTGACTGGCGCAACGGGCCGTGGCGGAAGTACTCGCAGATGTTCGGCGGGGAAATCTCGCTCAAGCGAGTCGGCTAGTGGCCGTACGCATCAAGTACAACATGGCAGGGTTCCGCAAGATCCGCCACGCCTACGGCGAGTACGTCGAGCAGATCGCCCGGCAGGCCGCCGAAGGACTACCAGACGGCTACACCATTGTCGTGCAACGCGATCCTAATACGCAGCGTCCGCGTATCTTCATCGTCGCCGCTTCGTACGCAGCACGCCGAGACGACGCAGCCAACTCGCGGCTCCTCAAGCTGATCGCTGGGTTACGGGGTCGCTGATGCCCGCCCTGTATCCGGCCATGCTGCCAGCGGACATGGTGGCGCTGGCAGTCGCGTACCTGACACCCCAACCCGCCCTGACGGTTCCAGTCGGCTCCAAACTGCCGCCCACCCGAACAGATGCCACCTTGCCTGACGGGTTCCTGCGAGTCGAGTTCGGCGGCGGCTCCCGCGCCAACCTCCTCGAATGGGACCTCGACCTCATCCTGTTCGGCTATCACCCCGATGAGGTTGAAGCGTCCAACATCTCACGGACCGCGACAGCGCTCATGGACGCCGCGACCGGTCTCACCATCGACACCTGGTACGTCGTCTGGGCACGCGCCACAAGCCTGACGCACGAGTCGAAGGACCCGAACGTGGCGACACCTCGATACCGGTCGATGGTCACCTGGCGCGTCCAGGGCCAACCCATCGGCTCACCCATCACCCCATAACTCACCGCCCCCGCGCGGGAGATCAGGCCGTCCCGTCCGGGGCGGCCTTTCGCATATCACGAGAGGAAAGCCCCGCATGGCTCTCAACAATGTGCTGGAGCTGGCCGCCCCGTCCCCGCGGGTCACCGGCGGCGTCCTGCGTGCACCGGTCGGCACGACCTTGCCGACCACCGCTGTCGGCGCCCCCGCAGTGGCCTTCAACAACCTTGGCCACGTCGGCAAGGACGGCCTGGAACGTACCGAAGATCGGTCGAACCAGGAGGAGTACAACTGGGGCGGCGACCTGGTCGCAGTGCTCCAGGAAAAGTACGGCCTGGAAATCAAGTTCAAGCTGCTCCAGGTCAACAACGTCGACGTGCAGAAGGCCGTGCACGGTGCATCCAACGTCACCGTCACCCCGGCCAGCACCACGTCCGGCACGGAGATCAAGGCCGAACTGAACGCCAAGCTCCTGGACACGGGCGCTTGGGTTTTCGACGGCTTCTACAACCTGATCTCCATGCGCCTGGTCATCCCGATCGGTCGTATCACCGCCGTCGCGCCCATCAAGTGGACGCACTCCGAACTGGCGGCCTACGAGTGCACGCTCAAGCCGTTCCCCGACGCCGACGGTAACCACGGTTACCAGTACTGGAACGACGGCGTGGTGACGATTTGAGCACCACCACCGCGCGCAAGGCATCGCCCCGCAAAGCGGGCGCGAAGAAGGCAGCCGCACCAGCGGCAGCCGACGCACCGGTGGACGAGACGAAGGAGGCCCCCGCTTCGGCGGGGGCACCTTCTCCGTACCCCGACGGCACGGCCCTGTTCGAATTCACGACCAGCGACGGGTACGTCGTCCAGTTCCCGAAGTACTCGGAGATCACGCCACCTACCCGCCAATTCTGGTGGGCGCTATACCAACTCGACGAGACCTTCCAAGCGTTCGAGTGGATGGACTGGGCAGGGGTTCCCAAGGAAATCCAACTCCGCGTCGTCGGCCTCGGCGATGACGAATACAAGGCCGTGTTCGACGCCTGGTTCGCCGACTCGAAACTGACCGCGGGGGAATAGGTGCGCTCACCCGGGCCATCGGCCAGCACTGGCACGCGGTCGAGCGCGACCTCATATCGCTAGACAAGGACTCCGATTTCGACGACCGGCTGCTGCCAGTCGCCAAACTCGGGTCCATCGTGCTGGCTGCACCCCCTGGCACGGCCGTCTACCACGCCATCCACGGCGGGTGGACCCGGGAGTCTCACCTGCTGGCCGCCCAGATGGAGCAGCACGCAGGTCTGGTCACTATGCCCCAGCGGATCGCTCGTGAGGGCGTCGACCCCAACGCCCCTGTGCCGCAACCTGAGCGGCCGGTGGGACCACCACCGCCAGGGCTACTCACCTGCGACGAGATGTCACTTGAGGACTTCGAGCGACTACGCGCAGCCAACTACGCGCTGGGCGAGTCGCCCGGCCGCGTCATCGGAATGAAGAAAGGAGTAACCGGTTGAGTCCAGCAGTCGCCGCCGTTGAACTGGCACAAGTATGGGTGCCACTCATGCCCGAGGCGTCCGGCCTCGCCGCGGGCGTCGAACGCATCGGCCGCGACGCTGAACGCCGCTTCGGGCGTGCCACCCGGACCATGGGCGCCGACATGGCCCGCAACCTGGCCGCCAGCGGTAAGTCGGCCGTCGACGCACTTCGTCAGGTCGAACGCGCCGAGAAGGCACTGGCGACTGCGAAGAAGGCAGACGCGGACGCTACCGGCCGCCTCACCGTCGCCCAGACACGACTCAACGAACTCAACGAGAAGGGCAGGGCCACAGCCACTCAGCGGGCCACGGCTGAGGAGGGAGTGGCGCGGGCGCGGCGCGCGCAGGAGCTGTCGACACAGAACCTGACCCGCGCCACCCGGGACCTGGAGCGTGCGCAGAAGGCGCAGTCGCAGGCGTCCGGCCAGGTCAAGATGCCGTTCGGCGCCGGACTGATCATGCGGGCCGAGGCGTACGGGTCGGACTCCGGCGCCCGCTTCGCGCAGGGCTTCCAGCGCGCCCTCAACACCGGCGCAGCACTGGCCGCAGGCGGCGGCTTCATTGCCGCCGTCAAAAGCGTTGTCGACACCGGCCTTTCGTTCGACTCTGCCCTCAACACCATGCAAGGCGTCACCCGCGCCCTACCTGAACAGATAGCCGCCGTATCTCGGCGCGCCCGCGAGCTGGGCGCCGACACCCAGCTCGCCGGAGTATCGGCCTCCGACGCAGCCCAGGCGATGACCGAACTCGCCAAGGGCGGATTCGACGTCGACCAGTCCATGTCAGCGGCCCGGGGCACGCTGCAATTGGCAACCGCCGCACAGGTATCCGCAGCAGAGGCAGCCAAGATTCAGGCCAACGCCCTGCACGCCTTCGGAATGGACGCCAACCAGGCAGCCAATATGGCCGACATGTTGGCGAACGTCGCCAACGCATCCACCGGCGACATCGGCGACTTCGCCCTCGGCCTCCAACAGGCCGGTGCCGTCGCCCACGGCTTCGGGTTGACCGCCCAGGACACCATCACCGCACTCGGACTCCTGGCCAACGCCGGTATCCGCGGCTCCGATGCAGGCACCCTCATCAAGACCTCACTCCAGGCCATCACTGACCAGGGCAACCCCGCACAGGGCGCCATCGAAAGCCTGGGACTGACCCTGTACGACACCACCGGCAAGTTCGTCGGCTACCGCTCCATGCTGGAACAGGTTGCCGCAGCGTCAAAGCGGATGACCGAAGAGGAGTTCCAGGCCGACACCAACATCCTGTTCGGCTCCGACGCCATGCGCGCCGCCATGGTCGCAGCCGGTGGCGGAGTCCAGATGTTCGACGAGATGTTCCGGGCTGTCGGCCGAGCCGGTGGCGCCAGCGAGATGGCAGCCGCCCAGATGCAGGGACTACCCGGCGTCGTCGAGGGACTCAAGAACACAGCAGAGAGTGCGAAGCTGGCCCTTTACGACCTGGTTTCGCCGTCGTTGCAGTCGGCAGGTCGGGGGATGACCGGCTGGCTCGACAAGGCAGCCGACGCTATGCGTGACCTCCGCACCGGCGGTGGCGGCAGCGGTACTGCGGTCGACCAGATCCGGCAGGGCTGGCGCGACATCTCCAGCGCCGCCAAGGACCTGGCCCCCTCACTCGCTGCGGCGTCCAAGGCCATCGCAATGGGCGCCGGAGCAACTGCTGTAGCAGGTTGGCGTGCACTAGGTTTCGCCATGCAGGCGTTGGAGCCGCCGCTGAAACTGGTGGCCGACATCCTCGGCAACAACCAGTGGCTCACCACCGGTCTCGTCGCAGTCCTCACGGCGCTGTACCTCAAGTCCAAGCTGACCGGTCCCGCTCTACAGGTTGCGGCCAAGGCCACCCAGGCGTGGGGCACCGCCTTCGCCGGGTGGCGCACCCCCGCTGCGCAGGCGCAGCAGGCCATGGAGAACACGACACGCGCTGCTGGCGAATCAACACGCGCGCAACGGGGCTGGGCCACGCAGATGCGGGACAGCTACAACCAGGCGGCCGACCGGTCCCTGTTCTTCTCCCGCACAGCCGGAACCGCCGGGGCGGCCATGACCGGCATGAAGCTCGCTGGGTCCGGGGTGCTGTCCATGCTCGGTGGTCCGTGGGGCGTCGCCGCAGCAGGTGTCGGCATTGCTATGGGCATGATCGCCGACGCCCACCAGAAGGCCGCGCAGAAGGCGCAAGAGCAGAAGCAGGCCGAGGAGGAATTGCGGGCCACCCTGGACCAGGACACCGGTCGCGTCACCGACGAAACCCGCAGGAAGGCCGCCGAGCGGTTCGGTAAGGAAGACCCTTACAAGACGACCGACATCGGGCGCGCCAAGGGCCTAGGCATCGACCCAAACATGTTGGTAGACGCTGCAACTGGAACGGGCAACGCGCAGGCGTACGACATCATCAAGAAGCTGGCACTAGACAAGGGCGTCCGGGAGGGCCTGGACAAGGTCTCCATCGCCGGGTCAGGCGGCACCAAGCTGGACTGGAAGGTCATCCAGCAGCAGTACCAGGCCATGGGGGTGTCATCCGACGAGCTGTACAACGCGCTCCTCAAGGAGGGCAACGGCTGGGACACCGTCAACGAGAAGATAGCAAAGTACCGCACAGCCAACCCCGGTGACCAAAACCTCGTTGGACTGCAACAGATCATCGACGCAATGCCCGACGCGAATGAGTCGCTTATCACGCTGACTCAGAACGTCAACGAGCAGCGGCGTGAGACGGACAAGGGTGCACAGTCGTTGCGGGACATGGCACAAGCCCAGTACGGCTTGTGGAAGCCGACCGAGGAAGGCGCCGCCCGGTTCAAGGACCTGGGCGCGGCCATCGTGTCGGTACCCAACAACAAGTCCATTGATCTCAAGGTCGACCCGGCGAAGTACGACGAGACGAAGAAGAAGCTCGAAGAACTTGGGTACACCGTCACGCAGCTGCCCGGCGGAATCGTAAAGGTCACCGCGGCAACCGATGAGGCGCAGAAGCGTTTCAACGACCTGGTGTACAAGGTCAACAACACGACCGCCACCCTTCCTATAGATCTCAAACTGGCCAACTCGCTCGGTGCGATCTTGCCGCCCGGATTGCAAGGCGTATTCAGTGCAGCCACCCTCGCCGGGCAGGTACCAGGCCGCGCCTCCGGTGGACATGTCGACGGCCGCGGCGTCATCAGTGGCCCCGGGACGGGCACCAGTGACTCCATCCTCGCCCGTGTAATAGGCGGTGGCGCAGGTGGATTTATCAAGGTATCCAACCGAGAGTCGATCAACACTGCGCAGTCCACACGCGACAACATGCCGCTCATCAACGCCATGAACCGCGGCTGGGTACCGTCCGCCAACTTCCTGCGAATCCTCACCGGTATACCCGGATACGCGGGCGGAGGTCCCATCTCGATAGAGGACGCAGCCAACGACATGGCGGGTGCGCCCTACGTCCGCGGCGGCCACGGCCCATCCGGTACCGACTGTTCCGGGGCCGCATCCGTCCTTGTCAACGCCGCCGTCGGGCAGCCCCTGTACGGCGAGCGGATGGCCACCGGTAACGCAGCCGATTGGCTCGCCGCCCGAGGCGCCATCATGGGCCGCGGACCAGCAGGCACCCTGCGCGTCGGATGGAAGAACGGCGGCCCCGGCGGCGGCCACATGGCCGTCACGCTGCCCGATGGCCGCAACGCTGAATCCGGCGGCAGCGTAGGCAAGTTCACCGTTGGCGCGGGCGCCGCAGGCGCCGACGACCCCCAATTCACCAACCAGGCGTACATCCCCATGAACGCCATGTACCCCGACGGCTGGCCCAGCGGCGCAGCGGGCGGCGGCTACAGCATGTACGGCTCCGGCAGCGGTGGGGGCGGGGTAGGCGGCTACGGCGGTGGAGGAAGCGGCGGGGGAGGGGCATCCCCGGCCCAGCGACGTCAACTGCGTGACGCAGAGCAGAAGGTCCAGGACAAGCAGTTCGACATCGAGCAGGCACAACGGAAGCTCGACGAACTCCAGGGCAAGAAGAACGTCAAGCCGTCCGAGCAGGCAGCCGCCGAGGAACGGCTATCCCGGGCGCAGCGCGAGCACAAGGACGCGCTGGACGACCTGTCCACCAAGCAGGAACAGGTCAACGACGCCGACGCCCGGGGCCGCGGTGGACGCAACGGCCAGCAACCGGGCAGCGGCCCCGACGGCAAGAGCTTCGCCAAGGACATGATGTCCGGCGCCATGGAGATGCTCGGCCTCGACGGCTCCGTCTTCTCCAACCCCATGGAGTGGGGAATCTTCAAGCTGTTCACCGGAGGCGCCAACGCCATCGGCGGAATGCTCAAGAACGCATTCGGCGGCCCGCAGCAACAGCAGCAGAACCCCTTGGGTACCCAGGCCATGCGCAACAACCGCCATGGCCCGGGCGGCGCCCCCGGACCCGGCAACGGGGGCCTTGGAGAGTTCGACTTCGGCGACGGCGGCATGGGCGTAGTCGGTGACGCACTCCAGGCGGCGCTCCCTCAGGTCGGCGACTTCCTGCCCAACAGCCAGAACCCCGGCGGGAACAACTACACGACCAACCAGAACAGCAACAACAGCAGCGCCACCGGCGCCGCGTTCTACGGCCCTGTCACCATCAACGACCCAGGAGGCCTGGTGAAGCCGCCCGACCGGATGAACACCCGGATGACGGGACTGCCTAAGCCGTGAGGTTCATCCGGCAGTCCGAGATCCCCGCCTACGACCAATGGGACAAGCTGCCGAAAGCCCTCCAGGGGCTCGACACCCGGATAGTCCACATCTCGCCCGATGGCGACTTCACCGACATGTACGGCGGTATCAACGCCGGACGTCAGGGCGTGCAGCTGTCCGAAGACATTGAGGGCGAGCACCACTGGCCGTTTGAGCTACTGCTAACCGAGGGCGCCTATGAGCTTGGGGCAACCGTCGAACGCGCCAACATCCTCAAACGAGAAATCAACTTCACGGTCTCCATCTGCGGTAAAGGAGTGCCGTTCAACAACTTCCAGTACCGCATGGCTGAGGACCGCTGGTTCCGCGGCCAGGACGAGAACCGTGACGGATGGCTCGGCATCTACACCCGCTTCTCCGGCTGGCGGTGGATCAGGGTCCGGCCCGCCCAGACCGTAGGCGGCAGCCAGAAGCGCGACCCCGTCGCCTTCGGAAACAACTTCGCCAAGTGGCCGATGAAGTGGCTGGCGCAGAAGCCCTACTACAGCAAGCCATCCATCTGGGCGACGTGGCAGAACAACCCCGCCACCGCAGCACAATTCGGTGGAGACGGCGAAGGCATCATCGTGCTGCCCAACCGCGGCGACCTGGAGTCCTACACCCAATTCATAGTCCCGCCCGGACGGTGCTGGGTTGAGGACGGCGACAGCGGACGCATGGTCGAGCTACCCCTCATAGCCCCCTCCGACGGATACGTCCTCGTCGACACCGACCCCAAGGAGCGGACACTCACCGCATCCAACGACCCGGTCGACAACATCTTCTACCAGATCGCCAGGCGCTCAAAGATACTGGACTTCCTACTGCACGACCTGGCAGCCACCGGTGAGCCGGTGTGGAAGCGATTCGACAAGCGGTTCCAAGCATCAGTCCCATCCAGGCACGTCGCGCAGATCCGGGTTAAGCACAGCAACCCCAACGCCAAGATCACCGCGATACTGCCGCAACGCTATAAGAGGTCTCGGTAGGTGACTAGCGCACTCCTAGATGGCGTACAGCACGGATTAACCACAGCGCCACTGGAGTTCACGCGCTGGCTCAACGACGCCCTCGTAGACACGATGAACCGGCCGACCAAGCCGGACCCTGCCACAGACCCCATGTCGGCCTACAAGTACCTGCGCGGCCGACGCGACGCCATTGAAGGTGCGGCACGCCAACGGCCCATGCTGCGCCTCTTCGACAAGAACATGGACCCCATCGCCCAAATCGCGGGCGAGCGGCTGGCGTCGGTCGAGGAGATGAATTCGGACTCCGGCCAGGCGAATGTCGTACTGCGGTACGACAACTGGCTCACTGACTTCATCCTCCAGCAGACGAAGATCCACGAGGACCTACACCTGGTCGTTGACCCCATCCCTACACAGCCAACCTGGCGGACCCGGTGGGGAGGGAAGGTCACCGGCATCAACGCCAAGCGTGACTCGTCCGGCGTCCACACGCTGGAGCTGGAGGCGATCAGTAACCGGCAGCACGCAAAGAATCTGCTCTTCGCTGCTAACCCCGTGTTTCCTCCCGAGGTCCAGCTGCCGAAAATGTGGGTGCTACCAGGCAATACGCGCACCATCTTGTCCGCGTCCATGTTCATCAACCTGGCGCGCCTGTTCTTCCCGCTCCTGTCCATCCCAACCAACGTCTTCAACCCGTTTGGCTGGCTCAACGGAGGCATCAGCGGCCTCGACCCGCTGTCCTGGCCGCTGCAAGTCGCGTTCGTCAACCCCATCCTCGACCAGTCCCGTCTCTCCGTCATCGGTGCCGCATGGACCGACTGGCACTCGGCGATGAACGACATGTTGAAGGACGCTGGCTGCGACTTCCGCGCCTACACCTGGCTCAAGGAAGACAAGGACTCCCCGCACACCGAACTCGTAGACCTGGTGCGCGGCACCGTTGCTGAGGACGCCGTCAACGACGCCACTCGGCCGCACCGCAACTGCATCGTCTTCGCCATCGAGGACAAGTCTGGCGTGACCGGCCCAACCGGAACGGCCGCCGACGGCGTCATCAACCTGATCGGCGCCACGTTGGACGACATGATCACCGAAACCCTCATCAACCTCGATGAGGATGGTGACGGCGAGACCGATCCGGTGTTCCGAAAGCTGCTCGGCGTCGCACCCGAGAAGCCGAAAACCATTTGGTACGACGGCCAATTCAGCGGAATCATCGAGTCGGAGCGCCGACAACACAAGGGGCCAGTCAAGACGGTGATGACGGGCTCCCGCAGCCCGCAGATTGTCAACCAGGCTCAGACATTTGCTATCAGATACGCGCTGTCGCAACTGGCGCAGGTAATCAACTATGCAATAGGCGCCTACCAGCAGCCGGGCACCGAAGGTCTGGACAACCTCTACCAAGGCCAGCTGGATAATACTTTGCTGGCGTGGATGCGCTTCACCGATCCGCGCCGCGCGCTCTGGACCGGCGACATGGCCTGGCAAGAGCATTTCGAGAAGGGCGGCGGCACCGCCTACACCCTGTCCGGCGTCGTCACCATGCGCGTCGGCCACTACAAAACCCGTGCCTGGCAGGGCTTCACGGTAAAGGTCGTCAACGGCCGACCACATGCCATAGACATCGACATCGGCCTGGGCGACCGGGCCGGGTTCGAGCAGGGCGGCATCATCTTCGTCGACCAGATCACCGCCATAAAGCGAACGTGGTCCCGAAGTGAGCCAGTCACAGTGCAACTGGCCATCGGCGACGACAGCGACAAAGAAGACCCCGCGGCGCGGGGTCTTCGTGCATTGCAGGCCGTGTGGACGACCCTGTCCCAATTCCTCGGCGAAGGAACCATCTTCTGATGGCCGCCGACAGGCCAGGCAAGGCGCACCGCGTACCGGCAGACCAGGTGCCCTCACCGGCGGCCGACACTACTGCGCTGTCCCCGCGCGACGTTGCCGTCTGTGCGGCAGCTGACGACGCCGAAAATGGCGACCTCACACCAGATATGCAGGTCGGTCTCGACGCCGGACTGGACATCGAGCAGGCCGCGAAGGTCGCAGAAATGCGCGAGATACAGCGCGCATACCTGGAGCTGCTGGAGGTCATGGAGTACCCGGTCGACCAGAACGGGCGCGTCCACGACCTCAACCACATGTCCGCCACCATCCTCGCCATCGCCTGGACCGCAGTGCTGTACGGCTTCCGCCGCACCGCCACCGCACACATCAAGAAGCGGCGCATGCACGGCCCAGGCATCTACGAGAACGCGTGCACATGGGTGGACGTCAACGCCCCCGATGACGCCGAACGAGACCTACAGCCAGGCGATTACAGCGACGACCGACTCCGCCCACCCGACGTCCGCGGCCTAGCCGCACGCCGCGACGGCGAGGGGCCAGTCGTGACCGCCGAGTGGCACACGAAACCAGAGGTCCGCTACACCGACGCACCCCGTCCCAAGGAGGACTAGATGACCGCACCGGTACCACCCATCGGCCTGATGGTGTACCTCAAGTCCCTGCTGACGAACACCCACATCTACGCCGTGGTGTCCGACGGCGCAACACCGGACCAGTACGCGGTCACCATGGAAATCCAAGGCGATCAGGCAACTTTGGTGGTTCCGGCTCTCATGGGGCCACAGGGTCCGGCCGGTACCAACGCCTTCGCCCTGCGCCTCCAGAAGTCGATGATCGATGACCCCGAGGACCTGCCGACCAACCTCCAGGACATCGAGGAGGACATCGGCAAGTACTGGATCATGAACCACTACGCCACCGTCAACGAGGTCCAGACGGTGACACTCAACGGCAATCCCACCTCCTTCACCATCGCGTACGACGGCCAGCCGACCTCATCCATTGCCGGTAACGCCACCGCTCAGGCGTTCGAGGACGCGCTGGTTGCCCTGCCCAACGTCTCGACCGGCGACGTCGAGGTCGTCGGCAACCCCGGCGGCCCCTACACGGTGACCTTCGCCGGTTCCAAGGCCGGTATTGGGCAGCCGCAGATGACCGGCACGCCCACCGGCGGCACCAGCTCCTCCGTGGTCGTGACAACCGAGCAGGAGGGCGTCACCAACCTCATCGGGTCTCGCGCCTACATCTGGTTCGGTACGGAGTACCGCATCCTGATGATGGGATCGGAAGGCCCCCCGGGGCGGGTGCCCCAGATCAGCTGGAGCGTTGAGCTTCTCCCGCCGGAGGGCGCCCAAGACTCCTACGTCCACCAGACAGGGTCGCCGTACGCGCCGTCGTGCCGCCTGTACTTGAAGGTCCCGCGGGGCCCGCAAGGCGTTGCCGCCAGCCTCGGGCAGGCCCCGGACGTCGACATGTCCACCCCGCCACAACACCTCCAGGTTCTGGGCTTCGACGAAAACATCGGGGCATCCGGTAAGTGGCGGCCCATGTCCATTGGGTCGATCCTGCCTAGGCCGTTCACGGTGCCCGAGGCAGCGTTCACCAACTTCCAGGGCTTCTCCACCCGGGCACCCATCGGGTCCTTTGCCATTCCCGCGCAACCGTTTCCGTGGAAGCCGATTGTGTTCGGGAAGATCAAGGCGACCGGCGTGGAGCTGGATCAGGACCCGCTCATCATCGGCTGCGAGGTCCGGCTGGGACACCCCACCTCCGGCCAACTCATTGCCCGCGGTTTCGGCAACACCTCCCAGTGGGCGCACATGTCGCCGCACGCGTCGACGCCGTCCGACCCCACCATGGCCTTCACGCCGGACAACACCTACGCCCTGGTGCCTGCCAACCACACCGGCAACCAGGGCACCGTCTACGTCAACCTGTACAACGACGGCCTCGCCGGTGCCTACCTGTTCGACAAGGCCAACGCCCAGCTGTACGTCGAGGTCATGCCGGTCTAATGCCTCGGTCAGTCGATCTGGTCCCACAGAACTTCAAGACGGAATACGACCCGACCAACCAACTCGCCCAGGACCCGGCCCTCAAGAAGACCATCAACAACCTCGGCGACGTCCTCAAGCAGCTGCCGGTGATGATCCAGAAGGAACTCCAACGGCTCATCGACTCGCTGCTGGGCATCGCCACCAACCCCATCCCCGAAATCATCGAGTGGTTGGACGAGCTGAAAAAGGGCATCGCCAACGTCCTGTCGTGGATCAAGCCCGGACTGCTGCCACTCATTCCCTTGTCACAGATCGGCGAATGGTTCCCGAACCTGCTTCTCAACGGCGGCTTCGACACCGACGCCGCGGTAGCCGACAACCCGGACTGGTTGTGGGACGGCACCATCGGCCGCACCAGCCCATTGGGATCGGTCAAGGCCATCATGGCAGGGACCGCAAAATACCTGCACTCCAACGCCATACCGGTGGCCAAGAAGCAGCACCTGGAACTGGAGGTATTCACCCGCTGGCAGGGCCTTGCCGCCGGTGCTGGCACCAACCCCATCCGGCTGGTCGTCACCTCGTACCTGGCGGGCAACCCCGTCTCGTCGACAGTGGTTGCCCAGCACCAACCGTCGGCGGGGGACAGCAGCGGATGGGTGGAACTGCACGGCACCTACACCGTTCCCGACACCGGCGTCGACGAAGTCCGCACCACGCTCCTAGTGACCGGCGACGCCACCGCGGGCACCGTATGGTTCGACGACGCCGACACGTGGAAGACCGGGAAGCTCCCGCAGGACTACGTGCAGGATCTGGTCACCCAGCTGGAGCAGTTCGGCACCGATATAGGCAACGCCCTGGAGGAACTGGCGCACAAGGTCGGACTGGACCGATTCAAGGAGTTCTTCGACACCGTCGCCGGTCAGGTCAACGCCGAGATCGGGGATGTCCAAAACCGTCTCGCCGCAATCACCGCTGACGGCAAGATCGACGCAGCAGAGATCCTGGGTTTGCTTGGCCTAGGCAATATCCCGCTACTCCCGCAGACCAAGGTCACTGATCTACCCGACCTCAACGCCCAGCTGAACCAGATACGGGACATCTTCGCCGGGCTTGTTGTCACACCCATCAACTCGACCATCCAGGCCGTCAAGGACTGGTTCGGGCTGAGCAACAACAAGACTCAGAAGCTCACCGCGGGCGGGACACTGAACGCGGGCGATGTCGTCGGCAATTTCGACATGGGCCGGGTCAACGATCTGGTCAGCAACCTCGGCGACATGCTTACCGGAGTCAAAACCGGCGCCGACGGAACAGCCACGAGCACAACGGGAACCATCGGCGAGCAGATCAACCAGGCCAAGGAATCACTGCTATCGCTGCTCGGCCTATCCCGCGATGCACTCAAGAGCGCCATCGCGGCGCAGACCACGCTCCAAGAGCAGGAAACCGAGCAGAACACCGGTGGCGGCAACAGCTACAGCTTCACCTTCTCGGGTGCCGACGGCGCCGCACTGAACTCGACGGACTGGACCACCGGCCCCAACCCCGGCGACATCACCATCCGCGGGGACTCCGGGTATGCAGGCGTCAAGAACGGCAACCCCGACGGGTACTTCTTCGCCAGCCCCAACTACACCTACGCCACCGACGGCCAATCGGCCTCATTCGTGCTGGGCGACACCCAAAACGGCAACTACTACTCCGGTGTCTACATCCGATGCGACTCGGGCCGCACCCAGGGCGCCTACTGCCTTGCGAAAGAGGGCGAAATCCGCATCGGCAAGTTCACCCGCTCGGGCAGCAGCTGGTCGTTCAACACGCCGCTGACACTGCAAACCGGGCTCTCGGCGGTCAAGCAGGGCGCCCGCATCGAGATCCGCTGCTCAGGCACCAACTACTTCGTGCGCGTCAACGGCCGCCAAATCCTCTCCGCCACCGACGCGAGCAACACCATCAACATCGGTGCCGAATACCGGTATTCGATGTTCAGCGTGCAGCGGGCAAGCCCGTTTTTCACCTACGACTCCTACCGCATCGCCGCGTTCGCGATGTCCGACTACACCTCAGCGGGAGCGGGATTCTCGATGTCAAACTCATGGAGCATCAGACGCGACAGCACCGCCGACGTCACCTACGGCCCCTACACATCCGGCGCATTCCCGTCCGGCTTCTTCACATTCAACGACTACACCACCGACGTCACTCTCGACGACCTCGGCACGGCCCGCATCGAGATCGCCACGACCGGCCTCTACCGCATCAACACCACCTACCGATCGGTCACCGCCAAGGGCACGTCTGTGCCCTACTGGACGCTGTACAAGAACGGCACCCGCATCACCGGCGCTATTCCCTCGGGGTGCCCCTTCGAGCTTCCGCTCGTGGCGGGAGATGTCGTACAGCCAGGATTTATCGCGGTCGACTACGACATCCGGTCCAACGGCTCAACAGGATCGGAAACCGTTGTCTCACGCAGCATCACAGCCCTATCCGGCATAGCCACATTCGACGGCCGCCGAGTCGCATAACCCCATAGAGAGGCGTCAGCCATGGCCACCACGTTCACCATGCCCGAACTGCCCGGCATCACCTTCACCGCCGAGCGCGGGGGCCTGGACCCCGACGGGAAACTCAACCCGTCCTGGATACAGATCACCGGCACCAGCGACGCAGACGGTCAGATGGTCTCTTGCATAGGATTTGCCGGTCCGTAGATGAGTTGGACCACCAACCCGCAACCGGAATCATCAGAGCCGCAATTGGGTTGGTGGAAGGAACCACCACAGACACAGCAGCAAGAGCCGGTCACTGGCTGGTTCTGGATGCCCGATAGAACAGCCTCCCTCACCGCTGAGGGCACCATGGCCGTCGACGTTGCGCAGGTGTACACCGTCGGTGCCGACATGGCGGGAGCGGGCGCCCTCACCGCCCAGGTCTCCCAGATATACGGCATTACAGCGGGATACAACGGGGCGGGCGCACTGGCGGCCGATGTCCGACAGCTGTACCAACGTACGGCCGCCTTGGCTGGCACCGGCAGCATGTCAGTAGATGCGCGGGTTCGCCTAGACCGTCTGGCGCAACTGGCTGGTGCAGGCACGCTGTCGGCGCAACTACTCCAACAGTTCACCCGAAGCGCCACATTCGGCGGCGGGGGTACCTTGGCCGCACAGGCAGCGCAGGCGTACGCCCTGGGCGCGGCTCTCGCTGGTGCAGGCACGCTGGCTGTCCAGGTAGCCCAGAAGTACCAACTAGGTGCGGCATTCGCCGCAACCGGCACCCTCCAGTGCGGCGCAGCGTTCCCGGCGATGTCCCCGGTACGCACCGACATCACAGCGACTGGGTCCTACACCTACAACATCCCGTACTGGTGCCGCTACATCGACTACGCGTACCTACCCGGTGGTGGCGGCGGTGGCGGCGCCCAATTTTCCTTCACACCAGCACAGGGCGGCGATGGTGGCCAATGGGTGTACGGAACCTGGGAGCGCGGCGTTGATTTCCCATGGACCGCCACACAAATCACCGGCTCCATCGGAGTCGGCGGCACAGCGGGCACCGGGGGAGGTAACGGAGGCAACGGCGGCCCCACAACCGGCATCGTCAACGGCTCCACCCTCGTCACCGCACCTGGCGCAACGGGACGCGGCGGCATCGGCACACAGTCCGGCGACCCCGTCGGCGGCGGAAACGCCAACTCCAACCGCGACGTCTCCCTCAACGGCCAGACCTACACCGGCGGCACAGGCGACGGCGCCGCTCCCGGCTCAGGCGGCAAGGGCGGCGGCGCATTCAGCAACGGCAACGCGGGTGCCCGCGGCGAAGCCCACTTCTACGCAAGGCAATAGGAGACCACATGGCAATTCAAGTACCCCAGACGCGGCAATCCCTCGCCGACGCATGGAAAGCTCTAGGCAACTGGTTTGGGTGCGCGACCGGCGCCCCCGGCACCTCACAGACACCCTCCAACGAGTCCACCGGCGGCGGCTACGCCCGCGCCCAAACCACCTGGACATCCGGCTCAGGCGGAAACGTGACCGGCTCCGCGGTCAGCATCGCAGTCCCGGCATCCACCATCACCCACGCCATCATGGCGTCCGCCGCAGCAGTCGGCGCAGCCAACATGATCGACAACTGCGCCGTCACCCAAGCCATCTTCTCCACCCCGGGCAACGTGGTTCTCACCCCTTCGCTGGGGATCGCGTGACCGTACCAGCCAAAGCCGACGGAATACTGCAAGTCGTCGTGTGGCCCGTCTACATCGGGCTGGCGGGTGAAGACGGCCGCGAACCCCTACACCCGGAGTATCGCCGCGGCCAGATCAATTGGCAGCCAACCCCCAATGGCACTATCGAGGGCTCGGCAGTCGTCCACACCCCCGCGGGCCGGTACCCGTTCTTCACGTACTGGATGGAGCCGACAGGCGGCGCGCCGGTGGGAATGTCCCAACCCGAGCACCCTCTGGTATTCGACATCCGAACGGTAGTCGATATCCGGCCCATCAAGAACGGCGACCTATTCGTCTCCAACGAAATACGGCGCGCTGGACTGTGATACGGGAAGTGCTCGCTCTCTGCGACGAGTACGGAACCGACCTCCCCGCCTTCAACGAAGGCCACCCCGAGGACCGGTGTCCGATCTGCGGACGCCCCGTCGTCGACCACACCATCCGCGGCGGCATCACAGCCAAGTGGCCCCACCGCCGGGCCGTCCTATTCAGCGCCCTCGTTCTCTGGCGTCTCCCCTAAAGCATTGGAGCACAACATGTTAAGTCAGGGTTCCCGTTCCCACGCCCTCGCCATTTTGGCCGGAATAGCGACCGGCGCTCTCGTCGGTATAGGACTCGGCATCGCCCTGTTCGTATACGAGGCCAAGCACGACATGGAAGCGAGCTACTGACATGTCCTTCACCTGGCTCGCAGACCACCCACTGCGCACCCGGGAACAAGTAGCACGTGAAATACATGCCGTCGCACTACAACGCGGCCTAGACGAGCTAGCCACCGTCATCGCCTGCATGACCGTAGCCGTTGAAGTCGGAGCTGACGACGACGACGGAAACCGCCAATGGTGGTGCCCCGCAAACCAATCAGACTCAGAGACGCTCAACTTCCCGCACGACTCAGAATCCGATGACGCGGACTCATCCGGCTACTTCCAACAGCGTCCCCCATGGTGGGGCACACCCGCACAACGCATGACACTCGCCCAATCCGCCGACCTTTTCCTGAGTCGACTGTCCGGCGACTACCACACCGCAGCCGGAAATCCCGCGCTGGCAGGGCAATTCGCCCAGCGCGTCCAGGGATCGGCATACCCCGACCGCTACGCGCAGCACTGGGACGAGGCGTGGGACGTCGTGCGCCGCGCCCTCGCAACCACACCACCCGAAGGAGACAACGTGGGCTACACAGGAGACCCCGTCTGGCTGGAAGACGTACTACGCGCAGCACTCGGCGACCGACTGGTCGTCGAGGCAGGCTGGAAAGACCGCGGCACCGGCGGCCAGATGGGCGACATCTGGGGCGTGATGATCCACCACACCGGCAACGACCGGGAGACCGTCGCAGGCATCCGCGACGGACGCTCCGACCTCGCCGGGCCACTGTCGCAGTGCCTCATCACCCCAGACGGCAAGTGCCATCTCATCGCAGTCGGCCCCTGCAACCACGCCGGGATCGGCAAATATCCAGGCATCGCCGCCAACACCGGCAACCAGCGGCTCATCGGCTTCGAATGCGCGTGGCCGACCATCCAGCCGGACGGCAGCTTTGACAAAGGACAGCGGTGGCCGGACGCACAGATCATCACCATGCGCGACGCGACCGCCGCCGTCCTCACCAAGCTCGGCTACGGCGCCGACCGCGTCATCGGCCACAAGGAGTATGCGACCGCCGCACCCAACGTGAAGTGGGACCCGGGCAACATAGACATGGGCTGGTTCCGCGGCGAGGTCGCCAAGGACATTGCCGGATACCAGTTCCCAGGCGAGACACCTGTCGTCCAGCCACCGGACCCGTCACCAACCGCGATACCCGCGGACTTCGACAAGCAGACCTTCCAGCAGATCAACGGACGCTGGGAGATGCTGGGATGGCAGACGCTCATCGAGGCAGTCGCTGAGATCCGCGACCACCTCACCGGGTCGACAGACGCCGGTAAGACCGGCTTCAAGCTCGGGGCAAAGCCGTGAACGGCCCCGACGGCAAATGGATCGGGTACGGCCCCGGCGACGTCAGCCCAGAGGTAACCAACATCGAGCGACGGCTCCTGCGCGCATACCCGAAGAACAGCCACGCAGCGGAGCACGGCGTGATGCTCGACGACCGCTACACGGACGACACCGCGGCGGCCGTGCAGGACATCACCCGCTTCATGAACAACGACCCTGTCGAAGTGGAGCGGTTGCGCCGCCTGGGTATCACCACCCCCCTCCGCGACGACGGCGTCGCGAACCTGGCGGTACGAAAGGCCATCGGCGCCTACGTCGCGCCGGTCTACCGGTCCAAGTACCCGATCCAGGGAGTCTGGGCAGACTCGCGGGCCTTCCTCAACCCACCCGACGCGCACAGCTTCAACAAGGCAACTGACCAGTTCCGTGACGAGTTCATGCGCCTGTACCGGCCCATGGCGGGCACCAACATCTGGCTCCTCGGCTACTCCATGGGCGGCGTCTCCGTGCAGAAGTGCCTCACTGCGCTGCCGCCGGAGTGGCGCCAGTTCGTGCTCGGCGTCACCACCTTCGGTGACCCATCCATGCCCGCCGAGGGAAGCCTGCTCGGAAGCGACCCCGGCGAGGGCATCTCCAAACTGCCGCAACCACAATGGGCACGGGACCGCTACTGGTCGTACTCCATCGACGGCGACTGGTACCCACGTGCCCGCGGCCTGCTGTTCCTGCTGTACCAGGTCCTCACCCGCGCCGAGCTGACCCTGGACTTCGCCATCTACCTGTTCACAAAGTTCCCACAACAGGCATTCCAGGAACTACTCGGCCTCGCCCCAAGTGACGACCCCCTGCACGGCGCGCTGTCCGGCCTCGCCGGACTCATGACGACCGGCCCGGCAGGGACCATCGGCCAGCTGCTCAACCCCGTGCAGCTGCTGTCCCTGCTACCAGACCTGGTGTACCTACTGTTCGACGCCATCAAGTTCATCGCCACCAACGCACACGGAAAGTACGGCGACCCGGCATATGCGTTGTGGGACGGCCTGACTGCCGTCGACCACGCCGCCGCCAACATCCGCCGCGTGGCCCCGCAAGGCTGCACCCTCGTCCTACTCCCGGGCACCTGGTCCAACTGGGACCAGCTATTCCAATTCGACGTCGCTGCCCAGCTCCAAACTCCCGCCTAATCGGCGGGCCTGTCCAGCAACTGTGTAAATGCAACTGTTGAAAGGGATTTGACATGAAGGACACCTCACTGTTGGGCATCAAGACGTGGAGTGATCTCCGCGCCTTCATACACACCGCAATACCCGGGTTGGCCGTCTTCCTGGTCACCATGGGGATTCTGACGGCCACCAAAGCGAACCTCGTTGCGGCACTGCTGCTTGCGGTGTTCGACTCGACCCTGTCGCACATCAACACCGCCGATGGCTTCCGGCGCTGGGTGTACCCCGTCCTCGGCACCGGTGCCACCCTCCTCATCGGGTGGGGCATCTTCACCCAGGACCAGATCGCGCCATGGCTCGCGCTCATCCCAATCCTGTTGGGCGGTGGCCTCGCAGCTGCCAACACCAACACCACGCCCAGCATCGCCCCGACGAGCGGCACAGCTGAGTGAGCGGGGGAGTGGGCGCTGATTCCTGGATGGACCTAGCCGCCCTGACCATCGCGGCCGTCGGCGGCTGGGGCACCGCGTACATCACCTCGCACTTCTCCAGCCGCAAGCACGTGACCGCCGTCAACAAAAGCGTCGACGCGGTCGAGGCGAAGTTGGCAGGAGTGGAGGAGCAGGTAGTGAACTCGCACGAGACCAACCTGCGCGACGACGTCGACCGCGCAGTCCGCGGCGTCGAGTATCTGGTCGACAGATTCGCCGATGCCATGCGCGACCTGCGCGGTATCCGCGAGGAGATGTCCGACCTGCGCAAGGAAGTTGGCGGCCTACACGGCGACGTTCGCGAGCAGAACCGCAGACACACCGCCCTGTACGACCGGGTGACTGATCTGGAGGACCGCCGCCCCTAGACCCACGCGATAGCTGGAGGACGCCCCGGCCCACGGGCCGGGGCGTTTTCCCGTACCAGCCGGTTGCCTCCACGCATGTATAGCGCGCTATACTGCGCGCATGGATACCTCGTCGGACGAGCAGGAGGCAGCCCGGGCTTCTGTCCGACGTCTGGCACGTCGCCGTCACCGCCACGAGACCACGCGCAAGCGCCTCGATGCTGAGTTTTACGCGGCGATAAAGGCAGCCCGGGACCTGGGCGTCGGTGCAACGGCACTGGCGCGCGATGCCGAAGTGACACGCGACGGCATATACAAGATTTGCCAGACTTCCAACGATTAGCTGTCCTTCTGCTGACGTCCACAGTGCACGGTGTTACCGTGCACCCAATGACATAGCGGAGTACTTCCGATTAGGGCGGGGCCAATGTCCGACGACAAACTCAAAATTGATCTGGAGGCGCTGGGCAAGCTGTCGCCGGATTTACAGGGGTTGGCGACCAGGCTGACGAAGGCCGCCAATAGCCACCCTGGCGGTGAGTCTGGTCGTTCCCCGGCGACGGTGGCTATCAGCAAGCTGGTGAGCAAGTCCATCCCGAACATGCAGCGGAGTTTGGCCGCACGCCTGAACACCGTGGCTGACCTGTCCGCGCAGACGGTGACCCAGTTCGGGGACACCGAGGAGCACATCACTCAGACCATCCGCTCGGCAGCAGGGTTGGCGCTGACTCGTGATGTACCGATGGGTGAGCGCTGATGTCCGCGCGGTCGTATCAACTGCTGCTCTCGACGCCGACGAAGGCCAATATCGAGCTGATGCGTCAGGCGATGGTGGCCGGGGTTGAGATTCAGCAGACGGGCGCGGACTACAAGACAGCGGTGGAGCGTCCCGGTGGCCAGTACTGGGACGGCGCCGCGGCCGATGCGGCACGCGAGACCGCCAGCAGCGATGAGAAGGTGTTTCTCGGTGCCGGGCAAGCCATCCTCAACGGCGCCCCCAACGTCATTGACTCGCTATCGCGGGCGCTGGAGCAGCAGAACGCCTGTATCAGCCTGCACGACCAGGCGACCGGCGACCACTACAAAATTGCCGATGACCTGACCGTGGAATGGGACGCTCCACCGGGTGCGTCGAAGGAACAGGTCGCCAAGGGCAAGGAGTACGCCGCCAATATTCAGGCGCGGCTACAACGGATGTATGACGCGTGGGGTGCTGCCGACCTTGAAGCCGCCAGCCAGACCGACGCGATGGACCTAGATACCCTGCTGGCCCCGGCGGGCGGTCTGGATGCCGCGCGCGGTAACGAGGATGGCTCGGCGCTGCAAGGCGGCTATGTCGATCCTGAGCTGATCAAGCGGGTGCGGGCGGCCAGCGTTCTTTCACCCGAGCAGGTTGACGCGTTGGCCGCTGGCAAGCCGGTAACCATCCCGTCCAACCAGATGCAGTACTTGTACCAGCTGTCGCGCTCACTGGACGGCAAGACACCTGGCGAGGTCAATGCGTTCCTCAACGGGATACAGAACCCGCAGGACCGCACGGCGGTCAAGGATGCGCTGGCGATGGTGTCCAACAGGAACATTCGCTCCGGGATCGACAACAAGGCCGGGGTCACCGAAGCCACCCGAGGCAACTTCATCCCCACCGCTGGCTCGGTGTCCAACCTGCCTGACGGGGTGCGCGAAGCACTCACCCGTGCTGATCGGGTGGGGGTCTCGTTCGACAACGCTGCGCGCGGATACGGCGGG